AACTTCTGGCGTGTTGTTTGTACGATCACACACAACTCGGAAATCGTAAATTCCACGCTTCGATTGAACATCACGAAGGAACGGCTCTACCATGCTTCTGAATGTCTGTCGAGTAAACTCATCGTTGAACTCGAACAAGAGCTTCTTAGAAGCCTTAGAGATTGCCTTCTCAAGTACGATGAACAATCGTCGAACGTTAATTCGGTCAAATGCACTTGCTTTTGCAAGCAGAGTCTTATCACCGAAGAGAAGTCGTCCCTCACCTGGCTGATCAATAACTGGATTCACAGAGTTCTTATACAACTCATCTCGATCTGTCTTATCTGGACTGAAGTACAGCTTGATAATGTTCTTAATACGTCCGCGATCATATCCAGCAGGCGACCACCACGCATCTCGTGTGGTTTCTGTTCTTACGCACAATCCAGCGATGTCTGCGTTCAGAGGAACGTCAACATCTTTGTCATTGTACTTGTCAAATTGAACTTTCCATCCGCTGTCCATAACAGCATACGATGTGTTTGCGTTCAATGTGTTTTTGCGATAGTCAACAATATCTTCTGCTTCGCTTCCGAAATTGTCTTTAACAGTATCGAGTGGTGGAGAACAGAAAACAACACAGTCAAGCCGAGTCTCTGCGATGTTGTCAATTACATGATTCGTTAATGCAGCGCCGGCATTTCCCATGATGATGAGAGATACATCGATCTTGTCTGCATCTTTGAACAAATCATACGCATCAAACCGTGCTTTCTGAGCTTCAATACCAAGAGAATCATTTCCTCCTGCTAATTGAGATTCATGTGGCTTTGTGAGTGAAGCAAAATCTTTTCGTGGTTGAAGTTTGTCACCCCACTTAGCACTTCCTGCAGGTACAGTTTGATCTGGAAACACAGGATGATCTGTCCATCGAATATACTTCGACTTACGATTGATAACATCCTTGTAGTACAATGGTGTCCCATCATCCAGTTTTGCGTTTGATGCTTTAGAAAGCTCTTTGAACTTCTCAAGAATTGTTCCAGGCACTCCTGTAAACTTTCCATTTGCATCAACAACTACAAGATTAAGCTCATCGCCTACAACATTCAACTTTGCAGCAGCCGACGTTGTAGTAGGCTCACTGAACAAACTAGCATATTGCCATCGTGCAACAAGAGTATCACCATTCAAAGGACTATCGAACGGCTGATCAATTTTTATGTTTGTGTCATTGGTGATTGCTACTACAGTTCTCTCCTCAAGATTTCGTGTGTTGATTACAACAGATCCAGGAATGAGATACTTTGTAAACTGAGTTCCAGTTCCTTTAATCCACTCACCTTCGTCAACGTCGGTGCCGCCAACAAGAGTAACACGAGTTTCGGCAGTTCCTGCAAGTTTTGACTCATGAGCAGTCGCACTAGGACAAACCGATACTGCAATCGAATTGCCCAACTCACCCGGATGACGAGCAACAAACGCACCTACGTTTGCTTGTCCATCAGAAAAATTGAGTGCATAGTGATCATCATTTTTAATAAGAGCTCCAAGTCCGTCAGAACTTGCGTTTGCTGCGCCGCTGTAGCACTTAATAACAACAATATCACCTGCTTTAAGTCCGGCTGGGATAGGAGTTGAATAGTGTACTTCGATTGTATTGTATGGATTTGCATCTGGATCGTGAGCTTCTGATGGATCGTCAAGCTCAACATCACCAATTACAAGATCCTCTTGCCCGGGAAGAAATGCTAATGCAATTAAATCTCGGCGTTTTACTGCCGGCTCATCAAGAGTGGCTTCAAGAGACTCTGTGAATTTAATTTCTAAATTGTCTTTATCAATCGATTCGATTTGAAATGATCTTTCAACATGACTTGTGGTGTCTGCACTTCGCACTACACGCAACTTGTCGCCATACGAAAGAAAGTTTGCACAAGAGAAGAACGAGCTTACGATCTCTGGATTCTCATCTGGCTTTCCGAATAACTCGACAAGCTCATTTTCGTGACTAACTAACTTGATGTGATCTACTGGTCCCCAAAGGAACGGCCCAGCATATGCGCCATCGGTCGTAGAAACCGCAGGTATAATTCCTGTTAAATCGACTTCTTTGAATTGTACACCTGGTGATATTTGAAATCCCATGTTCTCGTCTCCTTGAATTAACGTCTGGTTAGCAGCACACTAGACATATTGATCGATGTTGCAATCTTACTATGCTTTATTTATAAAATTGACTTTTTGTGATTGGTTGTTGTAAGGTGCTAAAAATCTTCGTCAAAATCAGCATCAAACATCGGGTCTCGATAGAAACCATTTGAGCCAAACGGAGACTCAGTGTGCTCCCAAACGGTGCCGTCTGCGTCTTTGAACGTCTTTGTGGAGCTGCCATCTTCAATGAATCCAAATGGAAGTAGCTGTTCTTCCATGTTTGCTGACTTCTCTTCGTAGAGCTTCTTTCTTACATCTGTGTCTGTAATCTCTTTGAATAGCTGCTGGCTCGTCAACCACGAGAAGATAACGAGACACGCTACTAGATCGTCGTGACAGCCAGGCTCTGCGGCAAATGAAGAGTGTGTGGCAACGTATGATGTAAGCTCGCAGATAGTATCAAAGTCTGTGATGACAAGTTTGTCGTTTTCCAAAAGTCCTTTGAGATTTGAACACCCAATCGCTTTGATTTGAATTGTGGTTTTGACACCGAGCTTTGAGTTCTGCTTAAAGCCAGATGAGAGTTTCTGACCACCACGCCCCATGTTTGTTGTGGAAAAGATAGACTCATATTCAAGATCGTCATGAAGTGTTTGAGCTACCTGAGAGCCGATTGAGTTTGTCTCGATGAGAACGTGAGCGTCGTTATACTTTCGTGCTACGTTGTAAATCAAGTTTGGATACAACATTGGCGTTATTTGACTGTTGTAGTATTTCGCCACGAGCTTATATGGCACACTCGTACAGTCCATCACACAAAACGCTGAGTGGTCTAAATTTTGACCCTCTGCTGTATCAACTGCCATGACGTACACATGATCTTTCTTTGGGGCTTCGTAAATATGCAAGTCACCAATCTTCTCCGCTGGGTCAGTCCAAGCCATTGTACTTAATTTCGCTGAACTAATGAGAGTGTTCGCCGATCCAAGAAAGTCACATCCAAACTCTTGATTGAACTTGTCTTGTCCAAGCTGTTTGATTTGATCTTGTGCCCACGCTTCGTCCCTGCCGGGCACCACACTCCAGTGAGCTTCTATCGGCACGTAAAGATTGCGCTTGTTGACAGCATCCATCCAGTACTTGTAGAACAAGTTCATTCCGTTCGGCGTAGACACCATAATCACTTTCGTCGTTGTACCTGAAGAAATCGTAGGATACACAGACGTAATGAACTCTTCTGCGATGTTCTTGGGAACGAACGCAAACTCGTCTAAGAAGATAATGTTGTAAGTGCTACCTCGTGCTGCCGATGATGCTGTAGCGGCTGCGATGACTTTACTACCGTTCTCAAGCTCTATTGACCCTTTGTTCCATGACAGAATACCTTGCTGCATCCACAGGGGAATGTGCTCATACGCTAACTGTAGTTTTGCTAGAATATCTCGTGCTGTACTCGCTTTGTTCGCTAAGATTGCTATGTTCTGCATTGGCCCGAACAGTACCGTCCAGAGAATGTACCCAATCGTGACAGTCGATTTTCCAACTTGGCGAGGAAGTTTCGCTATTGTAAAGCGATTGTTGATGTATGAGTTGAGTAGTTCTTCTTGAAACGGATACAAATCAAACGGCACAAGCCCACGATCAACGTGTACTATTTTCATATACTTCTGAATAAAGTATATGGGATCTTTCATACACTTAATGCGCTCTTGAATCTGCTCTTTTGTAAAGACAAACGTGACGCCAGCAGCTTTGAGGTTAGGATTGCTCTTATAGCTCTTCATGCCGTCTGGCACGATCTGCTGAAAGTTCGTTTCGCTACTCATTGTTTGTCTGCTTCTTTGTCATCTGTTTGATGATTTCGTCAAGCTGTGCTGTGTTACCGACGAACAAGTTGTTATTGACAACTTCTGGTGACGTTTTTGACTTTGTGTGCTCAATCTTTGCTTTCTCTTTGTGTATGTTCATCAAGTCTTTCTGTGCTGATGCAATAGCGTTGACCATGAGTGCCACGACTTCATACGCTCGTGGATGTTGACTCTGATCTGCTATCTGCACTAAGTTATTGAGAGCTTCAACACTACGCTCTGTAATCGTGTAGAGATTTGTGCGAATGTACTGATAGTCTGTGTTCAAGTCTTGCTCAGTCTGTGGCGCAGTGACTGGCGCTTTTTCATCGAGCTTAATCGGGGCTTGAGCTTTGTACTCACCATTAGAAACTGGCTGAACTGGAATAGCAGCGACTTGCTCTGGCGTCGGCACAAAAGCGTTTGTGTGAATCGCTTTTAAGTCATCTTCAGTAGCAACAAGTGTGTCACTATCATCATTTTCGTATTGAGCAATAATGTTCTTTGTCATTCACTAATTTATGCCAACTTTGGTCGTCCTACTTTTCCAAGATCCTTAACGCTCTTTGGTTTGAGTGATATTGCAGCGTCTACGTCAGTGCCAGAGTGTGGATCGTAAATCTTTCCATCGACAAACGATTCAAGATCAATAGTGTATCCAAAATCATCGTCTTGATAGTTATCTTTTGGTGACTCAGGTGTTGCTGTAATTCTCGTAATGCGGGGTATGCTTGACAGCACTTCGTCTTTTTCTAAGTCTTGTGTCAAGTATGCAGCATGAATGTCTGTTTGTACTTTTGTGACAACTTTCTTCTCAACAACAGGTCCGTAGAAGATAGCGTTAATGTCAAAGTTGATTGTCCAGACGATGTTTCGGCGTTGCTTCCAGTCATCTTCGTAGTTGTCTGCCATTGATACTGACACGAGTGTGATTGCTACGTCATCTGTATAATTCATGCCAGGAATTGAGTCCATCGTGATGGTGTATGCTGGCGTAAAGTACGGTAGTATTTGCTCGACTATTTGATTTGCATCATCAACATACTTTGACAGTATTGAGAGTTGCATGGTTATCTTGTACGGCACGCCTTGATATTGACGTATGACGTAGTTTTGATTGCCATCAATTGGTTGTACGTTGCGTTTGATTGTGTTGAGCTTGCGTGTTGAGTCATACTGAAGTGCGCTGATTTCAAATGAAATGGCAGGAAACTTAAATGCGAATCCTCGTGCTAAATCTGGATCTTCTGCGAGTCGCACAAGAAACTTTTCTGCCGGCCCATAAACAAGCGGCACTTTGATGCGCTCTTTCTCAGTGCCAGATGGATGTGTTCGTATCACATAGATGCTCGAAAAGATTTTGCCAAATCCAGCAACGATCTTTTTTAGTGTTGAGTGATAGAACGTGTGTCTGAACATTAGAAGTCTTCCTCAGAAAACGGATTGTGTTCAGTGAAGTAAATGACAGAGTTTTCATCAAACTCTTTGTTTTGCCCTTCGTGTGCATCTTCTTCAACGTTTGCTGTAAGAGCATACTCAGCGTTTTGACCTTTAATTGTTCCGTGCTGAATGTCAAAGTCTCCAAAAACATCTTTTAGAGTGAGATGTCCATCGTGATACGAGACAACAATTCCTTTTGCGTGTGCTCCAATAATTGACTCACCTTGATATGCAACTTCGCCAATCTCAAACTCACCTTCACCTTCACTAAGGTCTATTGCCAGGTGTTGTTCACCTCGTGTGCCAACATCATCAACTTCATCGATGCCAGTCTTAATATCTTCATTAGCAGGCGCAAACAACTCGCACTGTAGATCGTATATGTAGAACTCACCAAGATTAAAGAATACGCTATCTTCTTTCACAAACTTGATTTCATAGAGACCAGTCGCAGTGCTCATTGGTAAGTATATGAGATCACCCTCTCGTGGTCGAATGAACTCTTTGCCAAGTATTTTGTGAAAGCTCGACCGTGATACAGAGAATGTGATTTGATTGTTAATCTCAAGACCAAACTTTTTGAAGATGTCTTGATCGCCATCAAACGAGTCGATGTTTTTCACATACACTTCGAGAATGTGATAGTCATTGAAGTGTGCAAGCACATCTTCTCGAAACACAGCGTCTATCTTCTCTTGTTTTCTTGGAATGTACACAGCATTGATGCCGTGTATCTTTACGGCTTCTTCTACTAGCTGTTGAACGAGCTGTTGTTCGTTTTTTTGGTGATAGAGATTGAAATACTTGTTTGTTGCCACATTCTATCCTACAATAAAATCTGGAGGTAACTGAAACTCTTTCTTGATGCGTTCTTTAAGAACATCAAGCTCTGCTTTAGCTTCATCGTAGAGTTGTTGTCCGTTTAGTGTTACGCCACCGGGCAGCCCAATACCACTAAACTTCTTCATGTTTGTGCCCCACTGAAGTTTAATGAGCGCACACGCATACTCACGAACGAATTCGTCCATGTAAATTTCTTTGTATGTTGATGGATCGAGCGCAACCCACGCTTCAAATATGACGTACTGATCTACAGTCCAGTCTTGCAAGTCAAGAAACACTTTGTCAGTTTTGCGATTGAAGCGAATGCCTTTTGTTCCACGAAACATGAACTCCCATGTGGAGATGTATCGCTTGTATATGTCATACGTCACAAGATCCGTCGATGCAAGATTGAACATATTGTGAAGTGCAAACTGATACTGAAAGTCAAACATTCCACCTAAGTTTCCGCCGATTGTCGATGACTGTTGAGGAATGACGTTTGTAACGCTGATGACTTTTTGATCTAGTGTGACATACTTGTTGTCAACATCACCAAACGTTGATTTAAGAACTTTTGCTTTTTCCGTTTGACCAGAAACAGAGACGGTTTCTCCTTCTTTGAACGCTACGCCGTTGGTTGATTTGAAACGTATGATTCGATTATCAACGGTTTTGTCGTATGCTGTTCCTGTTGCGCCACTCTCATCACCTACTAATACAACACCACGAATAACATCTGCTGTATAGTCTGTTTCTAGCTTGAGGGTCGATGCAGTAATTCTGTGTTTAAGATAGCACCGTTCAACACCATCAAAGTGATAGTCTCGAAAGTACATAAGTGCTTCATCAATACGATCTTCTACTTGATCGTCGTCTACGTTAATTTCTATAACTGGTGCACCAAGTCTGCGTAAACACCAATGAATGAGTTCTGTTCGCCCTAAGTTTGATGTGATTCCATCAGAGTCTACTGAGTTGTCTGTAGAATCAAAAACATCAAGAAGGTAACTGACAAGAATAACATCTCCAGTCTGTGGAGGAACAGTAAATGTTATCACTGCGCCTGCAAGAACGTAGTCATTTGTTTCTTGTTGTGATGATGCGTTTTGCAGAACACCGTTCAAAAACACTTGCTCAGTGTTTGGGTTTGGTATATTTGCCAAAGTGAATGTAGTGTTTGTTGAGTCTATTGGCCCCGTAGGTTTTTCTCTACAAACGAATGACTGTGTTGGCATAACTAAGAGCCTCTATTTTCTAACGCAGCTATTTTTTGTTGCAGAGTTTTTATCTGCTCTTGTTGCTCTTTGATTGCTGTTATCAAGTATGGAACAAGCCCTGAATAATTTACTGACTGATATATTTTTTGCCCATCTTTCTCTTCATCCTTGTTGCCATCAACCACAGAAGGAATAACTTCTGCCACTTCATGTGCAATAAGTCCGCAAATTTTTTCATCTCGGACTGTACCATCAAAGTCTTTAGGATTGTACATGACTGGTCTTAATTGACTTATGAGTGCTAGGCTTGCATCAACCGACTCTACGTTTGCTTTTAGTCTATAGTCTGATGCTGTTCCTAAAACAACTTTATTAACATTGTCTACATGGCCATAAATGTATGGAGATGCCCAAGTCAGAGCAATCCAGTTACCGGCGGTACCGTGCGATGTTGCTACGGTAGGATATGCAATTCCTTCACCTCTTACTATACTTCTCCATGAACCTATAGTATTGTCTATATCCGCATTTCCGAATGACCTAAGGTATGAGGCATACAGCGAACCGCCCACAGTAAATTCGTTTGTCTCTAAATTTATTTGCACTGGATATGGGGGACCAAGCCAAGATGTTGTGTTACTGCCAGTACCTCTGAGAATGTATAGTATATTACTATTGCAGTGTATCATAGCACTGCGATTGTCTGTGTCTTTGAAGTGAATGGTAGGTGCCGAGTTGTTGATGGTAAAATTTCCAGCAATATCTAAATTGCCTGTATCGGCCAAGAACATACGTTGATATGCACCGCCAGAGGCCGGATAGCTCCAGAACCCTAGCCCATTTCCGTACTGCCCTGTCATGTTATAAATTGTCCAGTTAATTGCAGCAGCACCAGTTTTAGCAGGATTGTATATAATAATTCTGCCACCCTCGGCACTATTCACAGATGATGTAATTGAGCCATACACCGTCGAGTCGCCAGATGTTACTGTATGAGCACTAAAATTGATTTGACCTGTATTGCCTATGGTCATTCGAGTCAAATTGTTTGTGCCAAAAACAATTGGAGTGTTTGCTCTATTCCACATATAGGCTTGATTGTCAGTTCCTTGACCAATATACAATTCCGCAGATGCTGCGTTATTGTTTGCTCGAAATGTTATTGCAGCCGCAGAATTTGTAGGCGATTGAATTGTTATTCGTTCATTCGGTGTCGTTGTTCCTAAACCAAGTTTTGCTGACGATAAAGGTATATTGAGATTGCCGCCCAGTTGTATGCTGTTTGAGTTTAGGTCAACTTGCAGTGGATGATAGCCGTTGACTTGTGTCCAGCTTGTTGACCCTTTTGCACCTCTGAGTAAGTAAAACGTACCTGCGGTGTTTAAGAAAAATGCGCTATTAGTTGCTGCGGCAGTATTTCTATCCAAAAAGCTAATGAGAGGATCTGACGAAGAAATTGACTGATTTCCTTCAAACAAGGCAGATCCCGATACATGAAGTCTTGCTGTAGGAGTTGCAACACCAATTCCTACATTTCCTGAGTTTGTAATTTTAATGCCGCTTGCTGACGCTGAGTGAGGTGCCAACACGAGATTTCCTGTGTCTCGACTACCCGCAGTAAATATCAATCCCTGATCACCCGCAACTGATATAGGATTATAGCTGCCGTTGCCAAGTAATGGCGTAAACCATAGTGCTCTACCGGTAGTGTCTTTGGCAGTAAACGCTGTTGTAATAATCTGATCTGGTATAGTCGATGTAATACCAGTTGTTCCTAAAACTGACAGTCCTGTGTCTGTAATAATAGCTCTTTGTGTTCCATCAACATCAAAACCAATATACGAATTTGCTGCAACGTTATCTGGATCTGCTTGTAGTACAACAGCACCTACTGCACCATTACTGCTTATTTGCCCATATACTGTAGAAGCGCCGTCACTATCCTCAAGCCTAATTCTTGGCTGTGCGCTCTTTATATGTAATGTTTGTTGGGGTGATGTGGTTCCTATTCCTACTTTACCGTCACTTGTGATTGAAACACGTTCTGTGTTTAGTGTTCCAGAATTCTCATTTGATATGTGAAGTTTTCCATCGTTTGCTTCTGATGTAATGTGCCAGTTGTTTGTTGTAGTGGCATGAGTTCCTATCTGCACTTTGCTGGCAGAAAACTTTTTAAGACCAGCAAAAGTTTGTTCTTCTATAGTAACAACACCTCTTGCGGTAGAACTAGCATCAGGAAGATTGATTGTTTTTACTATAGTATTTGCTCCAAGTTCGCCTGAAGCTCCAGCAGCACCTACAGATATGTTAAAGTCTGTTCCCGAATTGCCCACAACAATATCAATCGCAGTGTTTTTAACAAACTCAACATCATTCTTGAGTGCTCTGTATGATGTTGCGGTGATGACTTGATTATCTGACGTTGGATTTGCAACAAGTGTAAGTGTGCTAAGATTGAGTGCACCTAAAGTGAGAGTGCTATCGGAGCCAAGAGAGAGTTGTACTGTGGACCAAGTGTCTGTGCCAGTCTTGCGCTTAAATTGATTTGTTTCTGGATCAAATGCAACGGTGCCTAATGGAACGTTTGTCCACGTACCGTCATTCAAAGATAGCTTTGCAAGAGCCGCAATCTTGTTGTTGATGAGTGTTACAATTTCGTCCGAAGACTGTGTTTGGAGAGGCTTTGTAAAATCTGCTACCATAGGTTATACACCTAGTCCTTGTCTTTTTTGACTTTCTTTGGCGGCAGTCGTCTCTCCCTCTCGTTAGAAAAAATGAGTATCAAGTCTTTCAGCACCGAATGGTTGCTGATTCTGTCCATGTTTTCCAAAATCGATTTCATCTCAGTTAGAGCGATGAAACCACTAACAATACTTTCTACCGGAAAGTCGAAGCCTACCAGTAAGTATTTATGTACAACGTAAGTTACAATGATTGTGGTGCAGTAAACGAACGTTTTTGCTATTGTTCGTGACAGCGCCGAGCTAGTGATGCGTTCTTTTTCTTTGAGTGAAGCAAGTATACCAGTCACTAAATCCACAAATATCAAGAACATAACAGCAAAAATCACAGTAGCAATAGGAGCTAAAAATGCTGCTATAAGAAGCATAGCACTCTTAAACAGACCAGTAGCAGAAAAGTTATCTGCTACTGATTGAGCATACTCTTTTAGTATGTCGTAAAAGTGATGTTTCATCGTAGAGACTCCTAAGAGACTGTGTGTTATATTTTATGATAATCCAAATTGTGTTTTATAGTAGGCGTGTATGCTTTGAATTTCAGCATCAGATAAGCATCTTGGGAAAATTAACACAACGTAGATTTCTCCATTTGTAGACCAGTTTTCTGATGGGCCTGTTATTCGAGATCCTATTCTTAATTCGTTTGATCCTGTATAAAGCACCGAAGGTGTCTGAGATCCAATATATTCACCATTTCTATAAAAATTCTCTTGGCCTGTTGTGTTATTATACGATACTGCCAACCCATATGTTGTGTTTGTTGCAAGGTTTGCCGTTGCTGATGCTCCTCCAGAACCCCATCTATGTGCTCCTAAATTATTAGCGTTTGTTGCAAGTCCCCAAGACTGTGCTGTTGAATTAACGCCCCAATGAACAATATGTTTCAAAAATGCACTGAGATCTGTAGGTGTTTTACAATATGCTATTACCGTTCTGTTTGTATTTCCTGTAGGTATATTTGCGAGAGACGTAGCACTACCCATAGCATCTCCTCCGACAAATTTAATGCCCGATGTGATTGCGTTGTATGAATAGTTTCCGCTCAAAGTGACGTGATTTGCTGATGATGAAATATCAAACCATGTTGCGCCAGATCCTGGATAGCTATCATTTTTTGTAGAGTTGATATGAAATACAGCTTCATTTAACAAGTCTGCAATAACAGGATTGTAGGCATTCCATCGTGCATTGAGATATGATTCTACTTGCTTTATTTCTTTTGTGTTTAGTGTCTTACTAAAGTATAAGTGCTCGCATATTTTTCCAGCAAATGGTCCTGATGTTCCATTAGTTTGAGTTCCAAAACTAAACCAAGTGTCTGCAACACTTGCCGATCTGGTGAGTGATGCCTGATAAATTTGCAGCCCGTTGTTTCGTATTGTGAATGTTCCTGCCGACCCTGCAACTCCGTTGTGTTGAAACGTAAGAATTAATGTGCCCGACGGCGGCATAAAATTGGTTGTGTCTACAATAGCATTTGAACATATTCTCAGCTTTCTTCCTGAGCTATTCAAAAACCTAACAGCATCACCCTGAGCCCCAGTTGCGTTGTTGAGTCCGTAAGTGTAGATAGTCCCATCTCCAAAAGTCGAGTAATTCACGACATGGAATATTGTAAATGGTTTGTTGGTATTGTAATTAGACCATGAGTTGTATATTACATCGTCAACACCATCGAATGATACAGCAGCACGACCATTAACTCCGTTAACTCCGGTTCTCACTAATGGACGTTTTGTCGAATCTGTCTGTGCTATATTTCGTCGATTAACCGATTGATCTTGCCATACAGCAAGTCCAGTGCTATCGGCGGTGATTGCGTTGTTATTTATATCAAAAATCCCTGCATCTGCTTTAAGCCAAAGCTCAAGTCCAGATATGTTTGCTGGAAATTGTTCTGTGTAAAACTGTGATTTTCCTGCATTATAGTTTTGAGTAACTTCTGATGCAGTAAGTTCTTTGTTGTATACGAAAGCGGACGCCAACTGTCCGTTGAATCCGTTTGATCCCAAAGCATATGATCCTATAAATAAAGGACCTCCGCTATGATTGAAATTTGTTTTGTATGAGCTGTTAGTGGCTTCTAGTTGACCATTAACATACAAGTTAAACCCATTTGTTGTGCTAAATGTTACAGTAACGTTGTACCATTTGTGAGTTTCTATTGTTGTGGTGCTTGCAATATGTGTCCAAGTGCTATTGTGTCCTGCCAGAAATTTGTTACTATAAATTTCCCATCCTGAAGGTCCCCAAAATGCGTGTGGCGAAGAGTCGTTTCCGCTTATCAAGTTCTTAAACCCATTCAAGTTATTGAACTTTACCCACACAGATTTTGTATATGGTGAGTTTGCTATGATTGAAGAGCCATTAGCTACTGTGCCATATGTAGATTCTGCAAACGTCAATTTGCCATCTGAGTATGTGGGTGTGGTATTTAATGTAACGTTGTTGTTACTGCCACTAATATCAGACCACGTGGTTCCAGACCCAGAATAGCTAACAGAATCTCCAGCATCAATGTGAAGTTTCAGATTAGTTCCTGCAACAATATACCGAGTCTTGAAGTAGTCATACATTGAACTAACTTCAGCAGCACTTAATGACTTGTTGTAGAGTAATGCGGCTCCGTATTTTCCTTGAAATACTCTCGCAGCGCCGTTGTCCCACCCGAGACGAAGCGTGGCTAGGGGAACTGTTCCAATAGCGGCGGTGTATACGTTTCCTGCCGTTCCGTTTATGTATGGCGTAATGTTAGATGCAGTAACGACAAGCGTAACTAATGACCATTGATTTGCAGGAACAATTATGCCTGTGTTAAATGTATATTGTGTGCCATTGTAAATGAATCGTAAAGTTGTGTTTCCGTCTCCAGAAAATTGAAGTCCTGTTCCGTTATTTCCTACGGATCTATCAATTACAATACCTGCATATGCAGATTGCGTTGATCTAGGGTTTATCCATGCCATTATGGTGAACGTGTTTGTTGTCAGGGCAGACGATAATGTGGTTTGTGCCGGAGTATTGGTGGCATCCGCAGACATCACTAAATGACCTCCATATCGGTTAGCATAGCCAACAATAGTGGAATTCAAAGTAGCGGCGTTTTTGTTTGATGACAAGTCTTGCCAAACAGCCCCTGCTCCAGGATAGCTGTTTGGATCATTTGCATCAAAGTATGCAACTAGACTGTCAGTAACAGGAATCGATAGGCGATTTTTTTTCTTTGCGGCAGTTTTGCCAACTGTGGCCCCAAACGATAATGGCATAGTGTCACCTAGTTCCTAAAATTAGTTGTTCTCAAGAGCAGCGAGTCGAGCTTCAAGAGCTTCTTTCTCTGCTTGTAGTGCATCCACTTTTGCATTGAGTTCTTGTATTGCTTTGAACGCAAGCGATACCATGTTTCCGTATGCAAGAGCGTCTGGTGTTCCATCGGCTGCATACTGCACAAACTCAGTCAGGCCAGCATCATGTACTTCTTCTGCAATAAGTCCACCAAATACTTTGTCACCATCATTGTTTCCTTTGTAGGTAACAGGACGCAACTCAAGAACTTCGTTAAGTCCGTGTGTTGCATTTTGAACATCAGTCTTATACTTCAACGAAGATGTCGATCTCAATAAACTTCCGTTTGCATCAACAACAAGGTTTGCTGCACTAGCTGTCGTTGCATTATATGGAGATTGAGCTTGCAATCCAGTGTTTATCAACCCATCATTTCTTGCATAAAACAAGATCCCAGGCGTCGAGTTTCGCACCGTTAAAGCATAAGTCGAGTTGCTTGTGCTAGTTCCATTGATTAATAAGCGAGTATCTGTAGAACTTGCAGTACCTATTCCTACACATCCGGAACTGTCAATTCTCATTCTTTCTGTAGATGATGTTCCAAATACTATAGGTGTAGATCCATTGGTGTAAATTAATGCGTTTGCGGTGTTTTGAAAACACAATAGTCCTAAGTTGGCATTACTTATTCCTACTGTAGTTCCTGTCGCTGAACCTCCATGAGTGGCAATTTGAGTTCCTTTGTATGTAGAGGCACTCCAATAATCATTTACTTGAGCTTCTACAATCGAAATCGCATCGGCGCTTGAACCACGGGATACAAGTCTTCCTCCAACAACATCAAGCCGATTTGCTGGACTTGTAGTATTAATACCTACGTTACCTCCAGTCTCGTATATTGCACTGTTAGCAATCGTGTTAGCATCAGTCCACTTAGACAAGTAGTTTGCACTACCAGCTCCGTCGATTCCTGCACTAGCAGAACCAACAACAGAGTCTACAGTTTGAGAAGAACCAAGAACTCTAATTGTTCCTGCACTATCTTTAACAATAACAAATGTCAAAACATCAGTTGAAGAGCTGGCCGTTGGTGCAGTTCCTCCGAACCATTGAACTCCAGTAGCTACTGCACTACCGTTTACACTACAAGCACTTCCGTAAGTGTATGTAGTATTTCCTGCTACGATAGCACTAACAGTAGTTACTTTGCCATTTTCTGTTGGTACATTTGTAAACGCCCAAGTTGTTACACTAGCATTAAGAGCACCCAATACAGCATTACCTACTGATGTATCAACAGTTAATGTTCCAGAACTTGGAGCAAGTGATGTGTTGAACGCATTGGCTACAGCCTCGGTGTATCGTGTTGCATGAACAGTTCCTGCAGAACTAATAGATACAAGAGCTGTACCAGAACTGTTTTGTGCTTCAAACAAGTTTGCACTTTGAGATGCAGCACCTTTGACAACAAGACCTTTTGCAGCAGCATTGAGAGTGACAAGAGACAATGATGGATACGTTGCGTCCCATCCTCCAAACCAAGCTGGGTATCCTCTGCTACCTCCACTGGATGTTCCAAGAGTAATTATTCCACCACCACCAAGTATTCTACTATTCCAACTTCCACCAGCAGAATTTGAGGTTTCAAAGTCTATAATACCAGTGTTAGCTCCCATGATTCGTAACAAACCATAGTTACCAGAACCACCAGCTACGACACCACGTATGTTAAAGGCTGGATTGTTTCCAATTTCTCCACTAACTATTAAAGGTGCACTGTTCCATCCCCCACCACTAAAAGTTACTGAAGAGGTAGTAAATGTTGTAGCACCAGAACTAGAAACAGTAACTAAATTTGTTGCAGAACTGTTTTGAATTTGAAACAAGTTACCACTCTGAGATGCAGCACCTTTTACTGTTAAAGGGACTGTCGCTGCAACATCAGCTTCAATAGTTCTTGTGTTTACAAATGATGTTCCGTTGTGTGCTAAAAAATGTCCTTTAGCAGCAGATGTGATTACAACATCAGAAAGACCATCAAGATCACTTGCACCGCCAGAAGCAGCAGCAGAGTTGACCCATGCAGTTCCGTTATACTTGAGAACTTGATCTGTGCTTGGTGAACTGATAGTAACATCAGACAAATCATCAAGAGCAGATGGTATTGTTGGTTTGTTGCTAAGATCAGCATACGAACCACTGGTTGCTACAGTCGCAAGAGAAGGTGCGCCAGTCAAGCTGGAGTATGCACCATCAAATAATGTGGGTTTATCTGTAAGGTCTGTATACGAGCCACTAAACAAAGTTGGCTTATCAGTAAGATCGGTATACGAGCCACTGAACGTACTATCAGCCGCATTTGCCCAACCAGTTCCGTTGTACTTCAGAACTTGTCCAGATGACGGAGAAGTAATTGAAACTTCACCCAAATCACTAAGATTTGGTGCAGAAGCACTTTGAAGAGATGCAACGTCAGCTTCAACAGCAGTAACACGAGTGTCAAGTGAGCTAATATCACTTTCAACTTGTGTCAAAGATGGAATTGTAGGCTTGTCACTCAAGTCGTTGTATGAACCACTTGTTGCTACTGTTGCAAGACCTGTAACCCGAGCTACTGGAACTGTTCCAGCAGAAACGCTACCATCTTTGTCAACAGAGAACAATGCAGTTCCAGATGAGTTTTGCACTTCAAGCAAGTTTGCGGTTTGAGATGCAGCACCTTTAACAACAAGACCTTTAGTTGCGGCAGCACCAGACTCAACAAAAGCTCCATATAACGCAGAAAACAAACCTGCGGTATTGATTGTCGCTCTAGCGACAATTCCACCATAAATGCTGGCTTTAGTACCAAACGACATAGATCCGTCGTTAGTATTTCCTGTAATAGTTATTGAAGCACCTGTAGTAGTACCACCCGTAACTCCAGCAAGAGATAAAGTTGCACCAGCACCAATAATTGAAGCCCCGACTTGAATATTGCTGGCAAATCGTTTTTCTCCAGCAAAAATTTGAAATCCTGTATCAACAACTCCTGATGTCGTTGTGCTGGCTACAGGCAACGCAGAGTTTACCCAAGCACTGCCATTAAATTTCAAAAATTGATTGTTTGCAGCAGATGTAATTGTTACATCACTAAGATCGTCAATCGCCGATGGTATTGTTGGCTTGTTAGTAAGGTCTGTGTACGAGCCACTGAACGTACTATCAGCAGCATTTACCCAACCAGTTCCGTTGTATTTAAGAACTTGTCCATTAGATGGCGTTGTGATACTAACATCACCCAAATCTCCAAGATCAGGAGCAGTTGCACTCTGAAGAGCAGCAACATCAGATTCAACGGCAGTCACACGAGTGTCAATAGCAGATACATCAGAAGCAACATCACCAATCTGTCCAGCAACGGTTGTTGCAAAATTTTCGTCGTTGCCTAATGCTGCCGCAAGTTCGTTGAGTGTATCAAGAACCGCAGGAGCACTATTAACAACACCAGCTACAGCAGTGTCAACATATGTTTCTGTAGCAAGACCACTAATGCTAGGAATAGTTGGCTTGTCGGTGAGGTCTGTGTATGATCCACTAAACAGAGAAGGTTTGTTAGTAAGATCAGTATACGAACCACTAAATGCACTCGCTTCAAGAGCAGCAACATCACCTTCAACAGCAGTAACACGAGTGTCAAGTGAGCTAATGTCACCTTCAACTTGTGTCAAAGATGGAATAGTTGGTTTATCAGACAGATCATTGTATGATCCGGATGTTGCAACGGCAGCAAGATTTCCAGCATCTGCTTTTGCAGCAACATCTGTTTGAAGAGTTGCAACATCACTCTGAAGTGTATCGAGCACACCAGATACTTCTGGTGCTAAGTCTACAAGCTCAACCGATCCGTCTTTTAATTGTTTTCCTGAAACTTCTGTCTTTGACATTTTAGTTACCTTTAATATGCCCTATAAGTTAAACTATTTATTACTCAGTTACCCAACCAGCACTTGCAGTAGCAACGTCTGTATTACTGAACCAATATAAACGAATTCTTGTGGGAAGAGGTGTAGACCCAAATTCATGATGAAATAGACGAACTTTATGTGCGTTTACTGTAGATTGATTGCTACCTTCATCCCATCCGTAATTTGCTCCCCCAGCAAACATATTATCGTGGTATCGAACCCATCCTTCACCATACTTTGTAAATACAACTACCATATCAGGGAATCTCCCTTTGTTGTGAGTGAGTGTGCGAGTAGTAAAAAAGCCACTTACCCAGTTAAATTCAGAGTCTTGATATATCTCTACACTTGATCCCGAAGCAACCGCAGGCCCTCCAGGTGAAACCACATAATTTCCTGTGGCATAATTCACAAACAGCTTCCATCCAGAATCTGGTGCAGTTGTAAATGTGATTGTGTCTCCAGAGATAGTATAATCGTTTCCAACACCTTCTTGTTGTAACAGACCGTTCAAGAATACTTGCTCAGTTCCAGCTACTGGTGTGTTTGCAAGAGTAAATACTGCGTTCGATCCGTTTACAGAACCACTTGGTACTTCTCGTGTGACAAATGCGGTTGACTCAATATCAACAATACGAGTTTCATGATCAGCAATATCAGCTTCAACTTCAGTTAAAGAAGGTATTGTCGGCTTATTAGTAAGGTCATTGTATGAACCACTTGTTGCAACTGTAGCAAGTCCACTAACACGAGCAACTGGAACAGTTCCAGCAGCCACACTGCCGTCTTTATCAATAGAGAATAGTTCTGTTCCAGAGCTATTTTGTACTTGAAATAATTTTGCAGTTTGTGTTGAGTTTCCTTTAACAACCAACGCTATTGCATCAAGATCGGTCTTTACAAATAAAGTTCCTCCGTCAAATCCGTTGATGTACTCTCTAAAATGAGATTTCTTATAAAAGAATTTTTCACCATCAATAGTTTGTGGGGCAAATGTAACCAATCCTGTTACTCCCATTCCTGCATTTGGTATGGTATAATTCTTCCATGCAGTTCCATCCCATCGAACAAACTGCCCTGATGCTAATGAAGTAATGGTGACATCAGACAAATCGTCCAATACGGAAGGAATTGTTGGCTTGTTAGTAAGATCGTTGTATGATCCACTGAACGTAGAAGGCGCAGCGCCGTTTACCCAGCCAGTTCCATTATACTTTAATATCTGATCTGCACTTGGCGATGTTATAGTAACATCAGACAACGCACTCAAAGACGTTACTGGATCTGGAGCGTTCTCAAGAGCAGTAACACGAGAGCTAAGAGCACTGTCGGCACTTGTTCGTGCATTTGTTTCTGCTTGAAGTCCATCTTCAATTACACCAGCACGAAGATCAAACGCAGCGTCAGCAGCTTCAAGAGCTGTAATGTCACTTTCAGCAGCAGTCATTCTGTTGCCGAGAGATGTGACTGATGTTTGTACTGAAGATACTGTGGTGTCTAAAGCATCGTCAGCAGCAATTCGTGCCGCTTGTTCGTCAGACAAATCTGAAGTCAAAGACGAAACGCTCGATTGAACTGATGATAGTGAAGATTGCAACGTTGCTACGTCACCTTCAACCGCAACAATATCAGCTTCGGCAGATGTCAATCGTGAATCAACACCAGACAAATCACTATCCAAAGATGTGATGTCGTTTTGTGCGGTGAACAACTCACCCTCGGCTGTGGTTAATCGAGAGTTTAATTGATTGATGGATGTGTTAATGTCCAAGCTCACTACAATCATGTCAGAAATGTAGTTGACAAGAATTGCATCACCAGCCTGTGGAGGAATTGTGAATGTTATTGTGTCATTTTCAATTACATAGTCTGAGTTGGCGCCGGCGTTGAGAAGAGCACCGTTTAAGAACACTTGCTCAGTTCCTATGTTTGGAACATTTGCAAGAGTGAATTGTGTGTTGCTTCCGTTGGTTGCACCAACTGGAATTTCTCGTGTTACAATCGAGCCGCCGATGACTGCATCAAGATCGGCTTTACGCACTGCATCATTATCGTCTACTGGTGCAGCAAGATTCTTAATTTGATGAGAGCCAAAATCAAAATCTCCCGTTACAGCTACCGAGCCGTCACGTTTGATAAGTTCTGATCCGTCTTTGAGTTTGTCGAGTTCGATTGTACCATCCGCAATTTGACTGTTTTGGATGGTGATATTTTTGATCTGTTTATTACCACGAATCTGTGTTGACATTTTTGTTTCCGTAAGTAAAATTCTTTGTTCTAAATCTGTATGGTAATACTATAGTCCACTATGAGAGTGGGTGGTGCCCCACTAGGTAGGGCACCACTTTAATTGTCTCTAAGACTTAAATTAAGCCTTGAGGTAGCTAACGCGGATGCGATCACCACTAACAGGGGCAGTCGAGAACGTAATAGTTCCGCCCGAGATAGAGTAGTCGTTTCCAACTCCAGGCTCTTGTAAGAGTCCGTTGAGGTAAACGTGCTCGCTGTTCAATACAGGACTGTGTGCTAACGAGAAGTCAGCATTAGTTCCGTTGATTGTTCCACTTGGAGACTCACGAGTGATAACGTTTGCAACGTAGAGTACAGTAGACTCAAGCGCAGCAATATCAGACTCAGCAGTGTCCATGCGACCTTCAAGGGCAACAATGTCAGCTTCAGCAGTGTCCATGCGACCTTCAAGGGCAACAATGTCAGCTTCAGCAGTGTCCATGCGGCCTTCAACAGCATCAACTTCACCTTGAAGGGAAGTATCAGCAGCAGCACGAGCAACTTCTTCTGCGTCAATCTCAGCTTGAAGAGCACTGTCAGCAGCAATACGAGCGGCTTCTTCGTCAGACAAGTCTGATGCGAGCGAAGCATCGGCAGCAGCACGAGCAACTTCTTCTGCGTCAATCTCAGCTTGAAGAGCAGCTTCAGCAGCCATAGCTCTTACTTCTTCTGCATCAACGTCAGCAGCACGGTCAAGAACTTCTTGAGCGAGATCGGCTTCAACAGCATCAACCTCAGCTTGAAGTGCAGCATCGCCAGCAATACGAGCAGTCTCTTCGTCTGAAATGTCAGAAGCGAGTCCAGCTTCAGCAGCCATAGCACGAGCCTCTTCTGCATCAATGTTACCTTGAAGGGTAATATCAGCAGCGGCACGAGCAGCTTCCTCAGCATCAATCTCAGACTGAAGGGCAGCTTCTGCGCCAAGAGCACGAGTCTCTTCTGCATCAATTTCGCCCTGAAGCAAAGTATCAGCAGCAGCTCTTGCAACTTCTTCAGCATCAACTTCTGCTTGAATAGCAGCTTCAGCAGCAGCAGCACGAACTTCTTCAGCATCAATTTCAGCTTGAAGTGCGCCAATTTGTCCAGCTACAGTTGTAGCAAAGTTCTCGTCGCCACCAAGAGCATCGGAGAGTTCTTTGAGTGTATCAAGTACAGCAGGAGCACTGTTCACAAGAGCAGCGATCTCTGTATCTGTGTAGCTATTAGCACTTGCAAGTACAACAGCATCAGCAGCGATGTAATCAGCTTCTACAGCATCGATGTTTCCTTGAAGAACAAGGTCAGCAGCGGCACGAGCAGCTTCTTCTGCATCAACTTCAGCTTGTACTCCAGCAACTGCACTGATACGAGCAGACTCTTCAGCAGCAATATCAGAAGCCAAATCAGCCTCAGCAGCCATAGCACGAGTCTCTTCTGCGTCTACATCAGCAGCGCGGTCAAGAACTTCTTGGGCAAGGTCAGCTTCAACAGCATCAACCTCGGCTTGGAGAGCAGCTTCAGCAGCCTCAGCACGAGCTTCCTCAGCATCGATGTTTCCTTGGAGAGTTACATCAGCCGCAGCTCTTGCAACTTCTTCAGCATCAATCTCAGCTTGGAGAGCAGCTTCAGCAGCCATAGCACGAGTTTCCTCGGCGGTTACGTCAGCAGCACGGTCAAGAACTTCTTGTGCAAGGTCAGCTTCAACTGCATCAACCTCGGCTTGAAGAGCTGCATCAGCAGCGGCGCGAGCTACTTCTTCTGCATCAACTTCTGCCTGAATAGCAGCTTCAGCAGCCATAGCACGAGTCTCTTCATCAGAGATGTCAGAAGCCAATCCAGCTTCAGCCGCAGTTGCACGAGCAATCTCATCAGCAAGATCCGACTCAAGAGTAGAAATATCCGACTCAGCAGTGTCCATACGACCTTCAAGAGCAACAATGTCACCCTCGCCGGTTGTCAGACGAGAATCCAAAGCAGAATCAGCATTTGTTCGAGCAAGAGTCTCAGCAGCAAGTCCGTTCTCAAGATCGGTTACACGACCATCCATAACAACATCGGCAGCTTCGAGAGCAGCGATGTCAGACTCAGCAGTGTCTAAACGAACGTCAAGTGCAGCTTCAGCAGCTTCAGCACGAGCAGTTTCGTCAGCAAGGTCAGATGCTACAGCATCAATGTTGCTTTGAAGGGTTGAATCGGCAGCAGCACGAGCAAGCTCTTCGGCAGCAAGATCAGCAGCGATAGCAGCCTCGGCAGCTTCAGCACGAGCAACTTCAGCAGCAAGATCGGACTCAAGAGCAACAATGTCACCCTCGGCAGTTGACATACGTCCTTCGAGAGAATCAATATCTCCCTCGGCAGTTGTCATGCGACCTTCGATTGCGTCAAGTCTTGGATCTAAGTCGTCTTGAACTTGAGCACGAAGAGTCTCCAATCCAGCATCAACGTATGCTTTATTAGCAGCATCGCCTGAAGCAGTTGGTGTAGCTACGTTTACAACTTTGTTAGAACCAGCGTCTACGTTTCCGGCGAAAGCAACAGATCCATCACGGAGAATGACATCTGCGCCCTGTGCAAGTTTACTAAGCTCGATGCCTGCATTAGCAGCAATCTCAACGTTAGTAATCGTTGCGGATTTAATTTGTGTATTACCACGAATTTTGGTTAAAGCCATTTTACTATTCCTTAAAGAATTATGGTTTTGTTATGTGTTGTGAAATAACGAGTCTCAGCGTCAGTCAAGAGCATGACAGAAAGCAGTCGAGGTCAATAGAGAGACCCGCAGAATAATGACTCAATTTGTGTGTATGATGTAGTAGTTATAGCCTGTATGCAGTTATTTATACACGGAAGGAGCTAGTTTCCAAAATTATTTTGGAAAAGTGTAAACTTTTTGTAAGTGTGCTATGCCACTGAACTCATTCCACCGTCGGTGATAGTCCAACCCCCACCGCCGTTGGCTATAGTATTAGTCAAGTAATTTCGTGCAGACTGTCCTGAGGTGAAACCAATGCTGATAATTGAATAGTTTTTGCTATACTTGACTGTTCCTGCTCCAAAAGTTCTGCTCTTAGGATAGACACCTTGAAATACTTTGTCTGCCCAACTCATGAGGGTTCTTGAATAGTTCTCTGGACTAATCGCCGTTCCAGCAATCATATTGGTCATGTTTGTCACACTATTAAGCTCTAGCTCACCTACAGTCTGATTAAATGATGTTGCATTATTCAGCATACTTGACATAGTAGTAACATTACTTGTGTTCCATGTGCCTATCGGTTGATTAAATGATACTGCACCGTCGAACATATAACTCATATTTGTCACACCGCCAGTGTTCCATGAACTCAAAGGCTGATTAAATGCTCTCGCATCTTCAAACATACCACTCATATTTGTCACACCGCTAGTGTTCCATGAATTCAAAGGTTGATTAAATGATTCTGCACCAGCAAACATATAAGAAAGATTTGAAGCACTACTAAGATTCCAATTTGCTAGCGGCTGATTAAACATAAAAGCAAACTCAAACATGGAATATATGGTAGTGACTTTACTAACATCCCAAGAATTTATGTTCTGATTGAACGCCTCAGTGTAATTAAACATCCAACTCATGTCGGTGACGTTTCCTGTATTCCATGTGCCTATAGGCTGATTAAACGCAGGTGTACTTTCAAACATACCGCTCATGTTTACAACTTTGCTTGTATCCCACGATCCTATAGGCTGATTGAAAGATTCTGCTGCCAAAAACATATAACTCATGTTAGTGACGTTTCCTGTATTCCATGTGCCTATAGGCTGATTAAACAAATATGCGTAACTAAACATCTGTGACATATCAGTGACGTTACTTGTGTCCCATGAACTGATATTTTGATTGAATGATGAGCATCGACCAAACAATCCCGATAAGTTTGTAAATTGAGATGGTAGTGAACCGGGCACTGAAGATATGGATGAGTTGTAGCAAAACCCCTTTAGACTTGTCCATCCAGGAATACTACCCCAACTAATTACACTTCTCAACTTTTTATGAATTGAACTTGATGAGAATGTTTGATTTGGACTTATACACGCACCTGTGCTGAATTTTCCTCTGACTTTTATTCGATAGATGCCACCAGCGGAGTAAGTTTTTGTCTTTACGCCGAATGTCGTGAATTGTTGTGCTGTGCCGTCACCCCATTCGATACTAAAACTTGGTGTTCCAGTTCCTGTAAAGTTTATCTCGTATGTAAGACCAGAACTAAGCGATGTGTCTATCTCTATGATGAGTGCCGGGGTAGAATTGACTTCATGAAAAAATTGCGTTCCTCCAGGCGTAAAAGATAGAGGCATACAATACTCTCAACTCTAGCTAAAATTGGTTGTTGCCGAGCCGAACACTTGCACGGTTCCAGACTGATCTCGTATGATTAAGAAGCTAATAATATCAGTTCCGCTTGTTGCTGTAGGAACAATACCAGCACACCACTTGATGCCACCAGAAACAGACGCACCATTAACTGTACAAGCATCTCCATATGTGTATGCAGTATTGCCAGACAACACAACAGAAACCATAGTGGATTTTCCACTGTCAGTAGGAACATTAGTAAAGTCCCATAAAGTGACACTAGAATTCAGTGTGCCCAAAACGCACGTTCCCAAAAGTGTGTTAATAGTTAATGTACCAGATGTCGGCGCAAGTGTAGTATTAAAACTGTTTGCAACATTTTCAACAAAGCGTCTTGTGCTTATTGTTCCGTCGGGCTTAATGTATGTAACGACACTATCTGTGCTGTCTCTAAGCTCTAGTAAGTTTGCAGATTGTAGAGTAGCACCTTTAATAATGAGTGGTTGATTTGCGGGATCTGAAACTTCAAGTGTATTTGTACTAACGAATTCTGTTCCATTATGAGCAAGAAATTGTCCTTGTGTTGCATTGAGTCCGGGCACTACTGCAATAGGCTTATCGACAAGATCGTTGTATGAACCAGATATAGAAACATCAGCTAAAGTTGGTGTGTCACTAAGATTCAGATATGAGCCCGAGAGAGCAACATCGGCTAATGTGGGTGTGTTTGTAAGATCGTTGTAGTCTCCACTGAATAGTGTGGGTGTGTTTGTAAGATCGTTGTAGTCTCCACTGAACAGCACCGGCGTATCAACTAAATCTTCGTATGAACCACTGGTAGCAACTGAAGCAAGATCAGGTGTATTGATCAAGTCGTCGTATGAACCACTGGTAGCAACTGAAGCAAGATCAGGTGTATTGATCAAGTCGTCGTATGAACCACTGGTTGCGACACTAGCTAGACTTGACGAATCTGCTTTTGTTGTTAAAATTTGATCAATCTCAGCAACATCACTTTCTAATACAGAAACTCTATTTGTTATTGAAGATATACTAGAGTCAATCGCAACAACATTCGACTCTAACGTAGACACTCTAATGTCAAGAGCAGAAACATCAGACTCTACAGCACCAATTTGTCCAGCAACTGTTGTTGCAAAGTTTGCATCATCTCCTAACGCAGCGGCAAGCTCATTCAGCGTGTCAAGAACTCCAGGTGGGCTATCAAGTATTTCATTTTTAAGATTGCTTAATTGGGTTTGAACCCAAGTTCTGGGAGCACTTGTGTTCTTTAAGAATTCTACTTCATCAAACAGACTTGGATATGATCCGCCTAAAGACAAAATATCACCAACGTCTCTGTTTTTCCACCCCTCAGATGTATACGCCAATACTTGCCCAGCAGCAAGAGTTTCATTGTTTATGGTCACATCTTGAATGTTTGCCACACTCGGAACAGACGAGTTGAGAAGCTCTTTGCCCAAATACACAACGTATATTTCTACGTTGCCTATGGTCTGATCGGAGTCTTCTATTGCATCAAGATCAATTTTGAATCTGATTTTTTGTGAAAATCCTTCTTTGACAATCACATAATCTTTTACTGGTTGTAAAAGAATCTTATCGCACACAACAAAGATGGAAGATTCGTTCGATACTCTCTGAGTGAGTGTGTATGTATTTACTACACTCTCTGTAATAGGATCATACTCAAGAGTAATTTTCTGGCGTTCAAACGAGCCGTATTGTATGTTTTCTCCAATATACTTGCCCATATCTTATGCAGCCCTTATCATGTAATTTACAACTAAGTATGGCACTGTAGCAGAGCCTGTTCTGTTTGAGCCATACGATGCGCCGCCAGTGACATCCGTCGATTGTGCTGTTGTTGTAAGATTTGAGTTACCTTCAGGTGATGATGTTGCCGTGCCTATAAAGCCAGAAAATGATGATGCTGCGTGGTCGTGCGCTCCAGAAGATAACGAATTGACTCGATCTAAAGATGTGCTGGGAATACTAAACGTATGTTTGTGTGACAGATTGTTATATGCTCCAGAAACTATAGCTGTTGTTGAAGCGTCTGTCTGTGTTGGAATAAAAAATGTATGTCCGTGTGCTACCGCGGATGCACCTTGAGTGCTCCCCCAACAAGAACCAGAAACAGAAACACTAAACGTATGTTGATGACCATTTCCTGTTGTTCCACTATCAAACGCCGATACTCCGATTCCTCCGGATGCAGCACCAACCCGCCGAGCCGGCGAAGAGTTGGTGTCTGTTGTTCCAGATCCAGAAGCACTAGCTGAACCATAGAACGCATGAGAATGATCTACACCACCATTGTCTGTGGTATATTTTGAAGATGCGTTGCCGTGTCCGTGCGTCAAATAGTGCTGATGATCTATTGGCGTATCATTTGTTTGAAGTGTGCCTTGATTGTGTGCGTGAGTAATGTCTGTTGAGTGTGCGCCAGATGAAGAGATACTAAGACTGCCGGCAGCAGTAGGATTGATGGTGTGTTTGTGGCCAGGTATTGTGTGTGTATGACTGATGGTGTGAGTGTGCTCTGCGCCAGTGTGAGTGTGCTCAAATAATCTTTGTGTGGGAGTTGCTTGCCCTTCGCTTGCACCCAGCAAATCGCCAGATGATTTTCCAACGGCTGCTCGCCGTCGTAAATCTGGAATTGAGAACGACGTGTCAGTACATGAGCCCCAAGGCCAGCCAGCAGCTCTTTGTGTTTCTCCACCCAAAGCAGTATACAAATCAGGATAACGAGAGCGTTCAAGTGTTCTGCCGTCGCATAAGATCCACTCGCCATATGTCGTTGAAACTGGTGGCGTAGGGCCGGCAGTAGGTACTATAGTTCCAATAGGGATCAAAAATTTAACAATCTCATTTACTTTTGTTTCAAGATCATCAACATCCTTTCTGAGATCAGATACGTCTGTGTTATCGATTGTTCCCGTGATCTTGATGTTACCTGTAACTTCGATGCTCTCTACTTCAATATCTTTTAGATAGCCAGTACCTTTTATGTGCAAGTCTTGATACTTGTTACTTGCGGTACCTAACGAAACATTAGTTGACGTATTGCTAGGTGATATGTCCGTAGCCGTGAATTTATGTACTTGTGTTCCAGATACAATCTCTATGCTTCCGGATGACTTGAGTTGAGTGTCGTTTGTGGTTTGATTGAGACTAAGAACTTGTATCTCCTCCGTCTCTGTAGTTGAAAAGCGAAGTGCTTGAGTTTTTGGTATAAGAATCTTAGAACCAGTTACTGAGTTGTCTTTTATTTTTACAGTAGTGACTGCATCTTGAGAGAGTTTGTCTGCCGTTACTGATCCCGATCTAATAAACTTTTCATCTTGTCCGGGAGCAAATGAAGCTCTTCTCGCTATTGTACTGAATGTTAAGTGTAACACTCGCACTGTAACTGGCACAGAAGCTGCATTAGTAAACAGAGAAGATTTTAGTGTTATTGTCTGTGTTGTGCCATTTGCGGAGTTGAGCGTCCACGTTCCTGGATTTGTCTGATCAGTCAAATTTGGATCTTTCTGCTTCATCTCATTAGTGCTAGTTTGAATAGCACCATCAATAGTGACTAACAGAGTTGAGGCTACTGGCGCAACCTGACTTAACGTAAGAGTTTTTTCGCCGGTAGTATTGTATGTCTCAACATCAACCGCAAAGTTTCTTAAATTTGGAGACAGCTGTTCTGGACCAACAGAGAATGGAGACGGAACAAAGTTGTATGTACCTTCGCCTCGATGTAGAACGTACAGAACATCATTTATGGTAGGAACAAGGTCTTTGATTTCTATCTTTCTGTTTGTGAAACCTAGTGTTGATATGATTTCATACTGACTTTCTGGATCCAGAATTTCCCAAGGACCATAGTGCTGGCGCTCAAGTTTCTTTATTGTGGTTCCCACTTCGATGTACTTAATATCGTCAACAGTGCCAAAAATTGTGATAGTGATCGAATCTCGGGTGTATACAACACTTTCTACGGGAAAAACATCCGTTGTAGAATTATCAGCATATGTTAGCTTTAGTGAATCGCCATCTTGTGTATCTTCAGCACTGTTGGGTGTTATGATAGAAAGTGCCGCAGCTAAGTGATTGTCATACACAATAATTTGAGATTGTGTTTCACTCTTCAAAGGGTCTGGATGTTTTATAAATTGAATGAGATCGGTATTCTCAACTAGAGAATCTGTCAAAAATCTGCGACGAACTACACAAACGTTTATGCCTTCTCCACCAGGCACTTCTTGTGAAAGTTCAAACACCGTCTTGATGCCATCAGGTATTAAGTCGTCTCGGACATTAGACGCAAGAAGAAGAGGTGTTTTTGCATTTCCAATATATGACATGGTTTACTATTCTTCTAAATTGACATGATCAACATGAGATACAATGACATCAACAGTCTGTCCTTCAGTTTCACACGCCACTTGAAGCACATCATTCTCTTGAAGAACTAATTTTTGTCCATCAATAATCTGTAATGTGGAGCCTTGAGGTACTGGAGCTTTCTTTACTAAGTATGCTGATGTTAAACCTCTTGTTATTTTCACAGACACCTGAACGCCAGTGTCGCTCGTGTTTGCAATATCGCACTGCAACAAGTATGAATTTTGTGCGGCGCCCGTAACGACATTCTCAAATTGAACTTGAACTTCATTACCTATAGTTACCGTTGCGTGTGTGACGGTGTTTAGTGTGCTCTTAAATGTTCCTGCCAAGTTTGACATAATACTAACTCATTCCTATAGACTTCACTAAAAGGTGTCGTAATCTTTTTTGTGTACTGTTGTAAGTCTCTTTGATTGCGGTTGTTAGGTCTTCGATGTGTTCTGTAGGATCTGTTATTTGTTCAGCCGCTCTATACGTCTCATTCAACTCTTCAGGAAGATTATTAAGGTCACCTACTTCAGTTGAAATGACGTTTGTGATTTGACGCCAAATATCAAAGTTGTGATACTCATCGACTATCTTTTCAGGTAATGTTTTATGACCCATGCTTTAGCAACTCCAAAATTTGATTGATGCCTTCTTTAAGAGTCTTGACATCTTGCTCCAAATTATTTAGTCGAGATTCCTTTCTGCGCTCTTCTTCAGCTTTTTTCTTTGCAAATTCTTTGGATTGCTTATGCTTGATGTATGCTGAATTATCCAAATTGACAACGGCGCCAGTTTCAGAATCTCTGAACAACCCATCAGCTTCTTGTACTCGAAGATACTTTGGTTTCATACTATTCCTCAACAGCAATAATACTCAGATTCTTGATTTTTGGATACAAAGGAGTATGACCTCCTCGCAACACAATCTTAACTTGTGCCATCGTGAATGGCTGAATACGAAGTGCGTTTGCTTCGTAAGCACTAAACGACGACGATGTTGAGTTCTCTGTAGGCGTTGTGTACTCTAACACACCATTGGTTTCAATGCTGTATTCCATTTTTGTCCAATTCTTTTTGGCAAATGTTACATCATCCGTTTGTGATCCAATCTTATAGTACACATCAATGTTTGCGTGAGGTGGTCTGCATCCATCGAACTTAACTTTTAAGCAGTTTGCTGCCTGTGTTATGTTCATAACTCTCGACACATACTTCGATGCACACGACCCGCCTTCTGGTGCAATCTCATCAATGAAGTTATTGAGCTGAGTGATCTTGAATGTACTAGCAGAGAGCGCATTACATTCTAGTCTTTGTGCTGGTGTCAATTCCGCAGCAGATTCTGGCAATCGATGCTCAACAATAATTTCGCACAAACATATTGTAGGTGTGCCATACGCTTGAGATAAGTCGGTGTCTATCAAAGTTGATGTTGGTGTGTAATTAACCCCCAATATCTTCTTGTTCACGAAATTTCTATTATTCGTGGACGCACCTTCAACAGTCAAATACTTACCGACATCAAGCGATGACAAATGGGCCGCAACGCTTGCGTCACCAGTCTTTAATCTCAAGAATGGTGGGTTGTAGAATAATGTGGATGTTCCTCCAGCATTAGAGCTGTTGGCTATCTGCGACAGAGGAAACTCTTCATCAATATACATTTCTGTATCAGACACAATATCAACAATCGTTCTGCTTGAGTCTAATATAGGATGACGAATCGTATCTCCAATCTTCAGCTCTGATGTGAATAAAGAACCTACTCCAGTTACTTTCTTACCAAGATAATTGAAATCACTTCCAGTCAGTTTGTTGTCTGTGTCTGAGAAGTATATCTTGTTCACTAAAGTGCTAACAAGTGGTGTATTTGTTGTTGGCAAAATTTGAAGTGTATCAAATTTGCTGTTGTTGATGTTGTTTGATTCTGTTCCTGTTCCTACAGGATTGTCAAGTCTAACACCCTTTGTGTCGATTCCTATTCTCTCGCTATCAAGAACTGGCGATATAAAGTCGCTCTTAGAACTCATATATGCAGTAATCTTAACCGAGTTTCTAGCTCCAGGAGAACGAGAAGCGTCGGTAAGTTTTAGCTCTTCATTGATTACAGAACAAAACATTGCCGACTTTGGCATAATCACATCCACGTTGTCTGTGAATGGCAAATCAGATATGGTCTCCCATGGAACAGACTCTGGATCATAAGCAGCTTTTGATGTTGTTCCATCAAATGTCCACGTCAGAGTTGTGTCTGGTAATACGATAGGATTTGTTCTCAGCAAGAACTCTTCAAAACGAATGTTGCCTGAGGCAAGAACACTTCTTCCTCCTACTTTACCAGATTCGGTTGCAGCAACACCAACATTAATTATGTAAGAATCTAGTGTTGGATTTTGAATTACATGACCTTCGGTTCTCATCAAGACTTGATATGGTATTCCATTGATTTCGCCACCAGTTGGCAATCCAACAAATCTCACATAACCACCGGCTGGTATGTTATGATTTCTGTGATACACTCGTATCTCAGTTTCGCCGGCTGCGGTTTCAAATGGATCAGAAATAAGAGCACTCAATGTCAACTTTTCGTTTATGAACTGTATTTCTGCATTTTGATTTGTGTTGAAACTTGCACGATATAGTTTGTATTTGAGATCGGCCTTTTGATCAGACTCCCAACTAATTCCGTTAATAGACTTGAATAGAACTCCGTCAGATCCTGGAATCGTATTAAGTCGTGTCTGTGTGCCCAGAATGTAGTTGTAATCATCTTCGCCTTGTTCAAGTGGCTTTAACAGATGCACTGGCGTTGCATTTGGAGCATTGTTAAATTGTGTTATAGGTGCCGCGCCAGTTTGTGCCATGTACACTTGATATGTTTGCTCAAGAGTTTCAATTCCTGTTCCAGGCGCTTGAATAGAGTCAGTCAACAACACAAAACAGTAGTTAGAGTTGTTACCGGGCAGGTATACAGGATGATCCAACACAAATCGAGTAGGAATCATATCATCACAAGGAGCTGCAACACCATTCACAGTCGTAAAAGGAAATGCTACGCCATGTTGAATTGTGTTTGTGTTTTTGCCAGATAGCTGATTTGCCGACATAACACGATATATGTCTGTCTTAGTGGTATCATAAGGCGCCGCGGGTCCCCATGCACCCTTGTTGAATCCTAAAATTCCTCCAGAATCTGATGCTGAACGTCCAAGAACGGTGACCGTTTGTGCTTTCAGATCAATCTTATTGACAATAACATCAGCAGAATCCAACACAACTTCGTGCATGAGCTTGATGCTTGGATTTCCACCATCATCAACTGGTCGAATCTGTAAAATTACAGGAAGTGTAGGATCTTTAGAGTAGAAGAATACGTCAACAGCAGTCAAAAATATTCCTGTAGGTTCACTAACAGTCCAGCTTTGTGCTAACGGATCTCTAGGTGCTACGTTTCCAGCACTATTGAATGTGTCTTGTAATGTTACTGGCGTTCTTTCACCTTCTACATACTCTTCACTAACTTTGAATTGTTTTGTTGAGTATTGTTGCTCTTGTTTTGTGTCAATCCAACCCGTAGCAGAGTATTTTGCGTCGGCCCTGGATACTGTAGGCAACTCTTCGTTTGTTGATGAGTTGGTTAGTCTGAATACTCTGTCGCCGGTTCTGAATTTAGGATTTCCATCTACTTTAGGATCAGGAATAATAAACTTACCTTTAATAGTTCCTGTAGAATCACACTTCAATGTTAGTGCAGGTTGCGTCAAGTCTTTGTCTGTCGCAGCCTTTTTAATCTTCAACTCAAACGTAGCGTCTATTGGTGTATCGCCAAACTTAACAGAATCTTCAAACTCCAGTAAGAGACTTGCTGTTGTTGTGGTAGGATTTGCAGGCACAAATCCAATACCTTTGATAGACTTATTTGTAATGTTGAGTGGCTTATATTTTGTGTTGTAGACTTCTACTTTGGATTGATTTCCAGCTACAGTAGCATACGGAGCCAAGTCTAGTATTGTAGTTGGAATTGCAACATCAACAAATTTGGAGATATACAATTTCTGCAAAACTTCTAACAAGTCTGCTGCCGAACGCCAGTCGTTATCATCCGTTGCTGTAGAAACAGCATAACTGATTTTGACCAGAGTGTTTGCTGCTGGAGCTTGCGCCAAAGTAATTGTGTTTCCTGAGAGCTTGTAGATAGGATATGTTGTAGTGCCATTTATAGGAGTGACTGACGCATGAACATAAGACACCTTCACTTTAGTGCCGGTCGCAGGTGCATCAAAAAACGTTATTGTTTTTCCTGTTGCGTCAAGAGTGTAGTGTGTTGTGAGTGTCTTTAGTGTGTTGTCAATATAAACTTCGTGCGTTCCTGATATTGGCGCTTTTGCTATTGTAAACGTCTTGTTTGTTCCATTAACAGTACCAGCAGCTTCTTCGAGCGTGATGAAAGATGAGGGGCTGTTTGCATATAGATTGCCAGACACAACAACAAATTCACTTCCAGAAACTGGAGTTTCATTTGTGCTATTGTGAACAATAGTAAAGACTTTATTTGATCCGTCTATATTTCCCGTAGGTGTTATGTCAATTCTGAACGTTGATGGTGAGTTGACATATTGTGTCTTTTGACCTGTGCGAACAAACGCTGGTGTCAGAAGAGCTACATTATCACTCAACACGCCAGCTTTTGATACTTGATACTGACCCTTCAATCCAGCAACCACTAATACAGAATTACGGCCTGTTGCCGATTCTGCATCGTCTATAAGCTCTCGTTCAAACTTACTTCCTATACCTACAAGGTAGTAGCTGTTTGTAGGAACTCTTTTTCCATAAACGTAAATGTCGGTTGACTCTTCGTTCTGTAAGACTTTTACTTTTCCTGTTAATTTTGTTCCTACAAAATCAAGCTCAGTTAAAGTGTTTGTGGACAGAAGCTCGTATGTAATATCAGCAATAGTTGTTCCTCTATCTTGCTGTCCGTTTGATGTGTTTTGAGTTCCATCTTGCTTCTTGTGTTGATCGAGATCGTCAGATGTCTTATCACCTTTAATCTCAAGAACGTTTGTCTTGAACGTTCCGGTGATTGATGAGTAAGGTCCTCGAACCATAGAGCCAGGACTCTCAAGCCTCTCTCCATAATTAACATCAGGGACACAATACTTAGACACATCAACATCATCAAAGTAAGCAAACAGTCTGCTATTAGGCAAGAAACACTTACCTTCAAATGTGACTTCATTAGTACGAATGTACTCTGCCGATCTTGTGTCAATGATTCGAGACCCCATAGACACTGGCGCAGAGAATCCAGCATCTTGAATTGTGCTTTTAATTCCAGTCTGGAACTTTTCTCCGGTTTGTGTTATGGTGTTATTGAAACCCTCTTGTGCTTGACCAATACCACCTAAGTATCGAACAAGCTGTCCTGAGTTTGCAAATCCAGGAGGAACTAATATGAATTGATTCTTTTTGGGAACACCAGTTCCGTTAATCAGATTTCCATTCTTATCGAGGAACTGCCCCTTAGGGTAAGGCCACGCATGACCAGCACTAATAACAGTTTCAAGCCCAGCTTGTTGATCAACACTCAAACCTTGCCAGTCGGTCTGTGTTCCTCTCCAATCAATTCTCTCGCCATTTTCATTATAGCTCTGTCGAGCAAAGTCGTATGCAGACGTATCATATACAATCAGAGGATCTGAAACTGCTGTGTCTCTCCATGTATCTGTCCATGGCGTTATCTTTAACGTACCCATGAACGTCTGTACTTGATATGGATTGATATTAATCAGCCTGCTTGCAAGAGATTGCTCCATGTACGAAACGTTTGAGTATGCAAGAGTGTACAAACCTCCTGTCTGTTCATAGTTAAACGCTTCTCGTGCTGCTGCCACTGTAGGTAGAGCCGGCAGGGTTGATAATTGATTTGGCATCAACCATCGCTCAACAACTTTTATGTGGTTGTCAAATACACGAGGCTTTAATTCGCCTAAAACTTTGTCAAGGGCTGCTGTAAAGTCTGGATGACTGATTGCCGATACAGACTCGTTAGCGAAATTATCAACCAAGAAACCATGCTTAAACTTATCTTGCCCTAAAGAGTCTTTGATGATCAAATCTTTGGTGTCTTTCTCAAGCAGAGAGAGTGTTGTGTAGTATTCAAGATTCTTAACTCTCTTCTCTAGCTTGCCAATATCACGCATTGTGTATCTTCGATTGTCTCGCATCTTCAAGATACACTTTCTGTGGTCTTCTGTGTATGGCATCATTTCCACATCGTAGAGAACCATACCGTCTACTGGGTCAGCAGGAATATCTGCTATAATTCCTGGCACTCCATACTTAACTTTGATATTTCCGTCTTTGTCGATGAATATCTTATCTCGGCGCTCTTCATATACATGATATGAGCAAGTAACGGTGTCGATTGGTAAATCTTTATATCGAACAAATGCGTATTTGCCGTCTTGTGTTGCGTTGCTACCGGTACGACATACAGGACGAAAATCAAGGCATGCCTTGAGATCGTACTTTCCGAATTTAGTCGAAAAGTATTCAGGAATCTCATCATACGTCATTTGAGGGACACTGTTAGGTGACGTATTTGAATTCCATGGATATGAATCAACACTAAAATAGTCGCCAGTTCCATTGTGTGTGAAGTAGTCAAACTCAATTCGCAGCTTGCCCTTGGGCTTATCAAAACCGGGTCGCAGCTCTACGTTTGCTATTCCATAGTAGTAATCTCGCTGTCCGTTGTCTAAGTCATATTTGAATGATATGTCTTGATGTCCGTTTGGCAAAACTTCTAAGTCTGAAGGATCAGTCTGAATGTTAGGTGACTCAACAATTCGTGTGATTCTTAGCACATCAGGAACGTCGAGAGAAATCTTTTTGTTGTCTGTTGTGCTTATCTCTTTGACGCCGCCGCCGATGCGCTTTGATGGAGTTCCCGAAAAAGAACCTTTAACAAGAGTCTTAGTGTCTGGTGTTGCCGTATTCAAACTCTTTTCTACGGCTACAATTACACCAAATGTTTTTCCAACACCACCCGAGAAGTTGAACAAAATTTGTCTATCAACAAAATCAACTTCTGCTGTGTATGTGCCGGTTGCGATATTTCCTTCGTTTCCTGTGCCTTTCCTGAACAACTGAAACCATTGTCCAGTGGACAAATCAATAAGTCCATAGTTAGAAATGCCTCTCTCAAAATCCAGACTTTGATCGTTAAGAGCGTACTGAACTCCAGTTGCAGAGACGGTCGGCCCGGCATTTGTTCCACTCACTAAGTATCTTGTAGCTACATAGGTTGTGGTAAGAGACGCATAGTTGGGAGAATTTTTTACACCGCCTCTAATAGCTCTAATCTCAGTATGAGGAAGTCTATATACGAGACCTGCATTACCTTCACTAGAGTCTTGTAGTGACTCGGATACCAAGTAAGTAATTGTCGCATTATCATCCCAAGGTGCTGCATTAGGATTGCTAGAGTCTGTTGGGTCTGGGTCAAGACTTAACTCATTATCGTTTGATGGATTTGAGTATACAGTATAGATCTTTTTCTTATCACCAGTACCTATTGTGACTTGATCGCCTTTTTCTAGCTTCTCTCCCAGATTTGTTTTCCAAAGAGTGCCAAGACCCTTTACTTTTCGTACAGTTTTTACAACCTTTAAAGGACTAACGAACGTATCTGGTAATGCTTCGTTCAGGCCTATGGCGATAAAAAATTCGTTTGATACATCACTCTTAGAAACAGAAGTAATTGTTCTTTCTACAGTAACATCTTGAGTCGTACCGCCCGAAGTTACTGAGTCTGTGATGGACAAAATTGTGCCTACAGTATAATGTTGAATAAAGTCGGCATCTCGTGTGGTGCCATCTGCATTATAATCAAGCGTGATGACAGCTCCAGCAAATGTTGCAGCACCCGATACTGTTTTTGGTGTATACTTAGATATTGTTCCAGTAAACTTCAAAGAAGGATTTGTTGTCACATCCTTGAACACCATATTTGCAGAGAATGTTCCTGTTGCAGAACTCGATCCTACACGACCATAGTAAATAGACGCAATATCAGTTGCATCAAAACCAGAATCAAATTTTACATCAAACACACCAAGAGCATAACTGGCGTTTGCAGTTCCAGTAGTACCTGAGTATAGCTCTATAGAATAGACTCTAGCTGTTCCTATTTTTGTCGTCACTGCTGGAACATCAGTGTTTCCACTAAGAACTCTTGAGTGTAGCTCTACTTGATCGTATGATAGATTGGAGTTGCCCACATCAGCAATAGGTGGCATACCAGAAACGCTATCAATTAAGAAATATGTGCCCTTAGGTGCTCTTACTGTCTTGTTTTGTAAGAAGTCTGATGTTCTCGATTTGCGAATTGATACTTGTGTGATTACTGGCTTTTCTTGATAGTATCCTTCAACATAAGCAGAACCTGGCTGAAACCTAAGACCCAAACGGTCATCACATAGCTTTACAAAAGATTCTGCATCATTAGTGGCATCATATGAAGTTCCTGGATAGTATCGCTGATTTCTGGCAAATATCTTTGCTTCGTCAGTTGGCTCCCAATTCAACTCAAACACATTTTTTGCAATCTCTATGGCTTTCTCTTTTGCGAGTATGACGCTCAATTCATCTGGAACACCCTCGCTATCGACATCATAAGGAACAGACAACAACTCTTCTGTGAACAATCCCTTATTGTCGGTGCCTAAGAATGGTCGTGTCTCGACCATAAACGGCTTTACTGTGTAGTTGCCAGACTCATCATACGTTCTCTTAGCCAAAATTGCTTTGTATGGATCTTGATATGGATCCGTTTCGAGCTGCCAGGCCTTTGTGATGATGCCCTTAGATATTGTGAGGAGTCTAATGAAGTTCTGATCTGTTGCATTGATTGATTTGACGACGAGTTTACCTTCAATCTTTAATCTGTCTGCGCCTGCTGCGGAGTAGTTTGAAGTGCCTGATGCGTTGTCGAGCAGACTCTCATCTTCTTCAAATGTCACTACAGATTCAATCATCTCAATACCAACCTCACACGTCGGCATTGCATTCCAAGCCAAATCATTTTCTACATCTTCTGGCGTAATGAATAGCCATTGAGTATCGACCAAGACAAAATAATCTTCGTAAAAATAGATGCTGTCTGGTATTTCTACAGAGGCAATTCGTCCGACTGCATTTGTAGTAGACTCTATCTTTGCGGTTAATGTTGTTGTTATGTTTTGCTGACCGCCAGGAAGTGTATCCACAACATTTACGGATACTGTGTCTCCCTTTTGAAAATTATTAGCTAATGTTCCGTCAGTTCCAGTACCTGCCGTTTCAAGAGATATGAAAAGTCGAACAAAAGAATCCGTCTTGTGATATCCAATGACGAGCCCTTCTACATTATTTTGACTTTTGATTTTCTTGTTGACCCAGTAATTATTAAGATTGCTTTCTGTTTGAGTTCTTGATTCAGAAGAAACCGGTATCTTAACAAACACGGTGCTTGGATCATACTTACATCCCAACGATGGTCGAGGACTAACTAGGGCCAGTTTCTTAAAGAAATGACGTCCAAATCGTCCAATTTGATTTTGAATGATCGACTGTATTTGTGTCAGCTCTCTTGCCTGTAAAGCTCTGCCTGGCCTAAAGAGAATTTTATAGAACTTCTTTGACTCGTTGTAATCATCGAAGTATGGTGATGTGTTCAGATCTATTTTTGTCATACTGTAGTATTATTTATGATTAAAATTCGATGATCGTTTTGATATCCTCTATCTGATCAACTGAACGAATCACGGGCCTACGATTTTCGATGTATAAAATGTCGCCATTAAATTTCTTCACCTCTTCCGGATGAACCTCCCTAACAGTCGCTTGTGCATTTGATGTTTGACCTATCAACGTTTGGTTTACCGCAACAGGTGTATATCGGGTTTCTGGTGTTTGAACAAATGTTATTTCACCCTGATATGTTGTTAATTCAGCATCTCTATCAAAAAACTTAAAGTCGATTGCCCGTATTTGTCCTACGAGAGTGTTGCCTTCATAGACAGAAATTTCTTCATCTGATTTGAATCCAGGATCTCCTTGAATCTGCCCTAACGTAGACTCACTTGCAAACTCAACCCTAATTCTTTTTGTTGCTCGAAGTGTGTTTGCTGTTGCAAGAACTAATGGATTGCTATTGTCATTGATATACGCATTTTGAAGAATTCCTATTTGTCGATAATCATTCTTCACAGGAAAATCTGCTAGGTGTGCTTGTGCCGTTTCGCTCTCAACATCTTGGCCATCTTCATACTTCAACTGAGTGCTTATCATAACATAAAATGCCCCAAGATCTTTCTCTGGATCTTTTCCTAATCCATTTGTAGGGGAGAGAACTGGTCTAAGTGTAGGCAAGATAGAAGATGCGGGTGTTCCAACAAAAGGTCTAGGAACAGTGATGGAGACAAATGTTGCTTTCTGCCCTCTATTACTAATTGTGGCGCCTACAATTTGTTTTGAGCCAGAGTCTACCACAGGAACAAAAACCGGCGCAACTGTTCCATTTGAGTATACATCCAGTCTAGGCAAAATTTTACAAGTATATGTCTGTTCCGAAACAAATTGTGAGAGTGGGTTTGTACCTTCTATAACCAATCGGTTTGTTCCGGTTACTTCATCGTACCCATACGACGATATATTCATTATCTGTTCCACACCCGTAGTTGGGTTTGTGATGTGTAATTGATATCCTGTGTAAGCATCATCAACTTGAGAAGGACTCGACACAACAGATGCTTCGTTATTTAAGGCTGTTGTTAAAATCTTTATCTGACCATTCTCTTGAGTGTTGGGGAAGCTGGCCGGAATTTCTCCGTTTTTTGCTGTATTTTTTACAACAACAGTCAGAACTTCACCTGGTGTGGCAGAAGTCTGCACTGCCAGTTGTCCTGTACCAAAGTCTGCATCATCAGTTATGGTCTTTATTGGCATCCAAGCATCAGTAAGAAACTTGACGGCATCACCCGATGTGATTGAGGTTATGTATTTCCAGACATACTTGTCTGATGTTGATTCAACAAGGTTTGTTGAGTTGCCCGATCTCATAGGCTCTTCTGTGCTTGGCCCTCCGCTGTTATTTGACAGACAAACAAAGAGTTCATTCAAGCTATTGAGAACATAAAACGTTCCTGCTTTTAAGTATCCTTGCGATGCAATTTCGTCGCCAGGTGTAACATTTCTTGCATTTTGAACATCTTCTAGTGTTGGTCTATTGTGCAGGTTCGGGTCGCCATCATCATACACGGCATATATTGTTCTTGGGTGATAGTTGCTGCGAGGCACAACCAGCGACACATCGTTACGTCTGATCTTTTTTAGCCCCAACATCTCATCCCAAATGCGATTTTGGCTCTCTAATGTGTCGTTAGGTAAAGGTGGATGTAAATCTGCGTTTGTTGATGATATTGTTAAGGCATCTTGTTGTCCATCAGATGAACGCCAAGGAATTGGCTTGCCCACAAACAAGTAGTGATTCTTGTCAGTCACGGTGCTTTCAAAGTTTTTGATAAACTCTTTAGCACTCTTCAATCGAAAATTATTTTTGATGATTGCTACCATATCGTATCATATCCTATCGAATTATTTAGTCACAAAATGGCATTGTGTCCTGTCATTACTCAATCCCTATTCCACGACTCACAATCACATCCGGCATTATATTTATTCTGTTATTTGGGCTTTGTATGGACACAGAATGTGGAATTTCTATGATAGCTCGATTGTCATCTCCCACGTCGCTACTGTGCAACAAAGTCTTAGTCAATATACGCTTCGAGTTTGCATGGCGAAAAATGACTTCATACTTGTCTGTGTTGGTTGGCAGTGTTTGCTCGTCTAGTAGTTTGATGCAGTAGTGAGACCGTGACCATGGATTGTTATTCTTGCCTATGATTAAGTAGTCATAGTTGTCTCTGAGTATGATTCCATTTTTGACTATCAACATATCAGGAACATCACCAAGCTCAAGTGATTTTGGAATGACATACTTAAAGTGTCGTATCTGTGTGTTTGCAATTTGCTTTAGTTGATTGTTGGGGTCATTCCAATACTTTGCATTGTCAAGATTTCTGGTCTTTTCTGAATCTGGATGAAATGTATTGTACGTTGTTGGAATCGATTGATCGCCATCAACAAATGAGTCGAGCCAACTTCCTGGATTTTGATCCAACGAAGCGTCATATGCCGGGGTGTACGTCACAAATGTTGGAGAATAATCCGAATACTTGTCTGCACGGTCCTGCTCGATTTGATTTAGTGCCTCTACAAAACCATCTTTCGTGTTCAACATATTTTCGGTGGGCAAATATCTGAATCGATCTCGATATATTGATCGGCGCGACGCACCTAGTTGTTTTGCATCATCAAGAAAGACATTTGATATGCGAACAGTCTGTGTGTTTCTTACAGCTTTGACTCCATCAAGTGCCGGGCATTTGTCTGTAGTTTTTGGTTTGCCTAAAGCAGGTGCCTTTAAGTCTATTGCATAAGGCAAGATTTGACTTTCATATCGCCTTAAAGGAATATCAAATGGCAAAACAACAACCGATTCATTTTCGGGTGTGTTCAATTCTTTTACTAGAATTGTTCCTGTCCCGTTTCTAAAAATGATGTGATATGTATCGGTCGATGTTGGTTTGATGCCAAAAAGTCTTACAGAAAAATACAAAAGATTGTAAGGCGACTCAGCACCTTTAGGCAACACTGTATAGTCTTTGTTCTCAATCTGAATTATACCATTCTTAATGAGTCTGAAATCCGGAACAGGAATATTATGGAAAAGACTCTTTCTTGGATGTTGCTGAAACTTTCTGACTACAGGTGAGTTGCGTACAGTGTCAACTTTTTGTGTTATCTTTTGAGCATCACGAAATCCCCCATAGAATTTTAACCCAAGGGGATGAATCAAGTCTTTCAAATAAGTTCGGTATGTGTCAGTGCTTTCTCTGTTATACACAACATAGGAAAACTGTTGATAGAATTCTCCATCGTGCAAATACTTTGTCTCACTGAGTTGACCATTGTTTGATATGTAATAGCCCTGATAATCACAAAACACAGATGTTGACACTCGAACGACCGCACCGGAACCAACAACAGATTCAATAGAGCGTATGTCAACATCAAAATTGTCAGGTATTTGAGAGTTGTTGATTGGCTTGATGAAAAGTATGATACGATTTTGAAGAAGATTGAGTACTTTTGTAATCAAGAATCTGTGTGAGCCAGCGCCAGATGTTATGTTAATTGTAGAATTGGAAATTAAGTGTTTCTCGATGTTACTCTTATCACCATCGTCTTTGATGTTTGATATGGTAAAAACGGAATCTCCAGTCTGCGACTGCTTCTCAAACGAAAAGTCATACACGTTTGATGATAGTGAAAGTTTTACATCTTTGTGTGCTATAGGATATTCAAGAGCAATATCAAATGAACTTCGAGGATAATTTACGCCAAAGTCGCTAATAGCAACCTTTTTTATAGACCCGGAAGAGTCGATTGATGAAACTCGTATTGTACCAAGACGCCCTTTTTGTGTCTCTGCATAAAACGTATCGTTCAGTTTGTATCCTGCACCCGACTGAGGTCTATCTGTATCAGGATTATTAACAATCTCAACACTAGACAACACAGGCAAAAGTTTTGCTGTTGCTAAAACGTTTTGGTTTGAATCTCTACACTCTAAAATTTCGTTTGCAGAGAATGTGCCAGTTATGCTAGATATGTTTAGAAACAGTTCATAGTATGTGCCATAAATTGTGGGTATGGTCATACATCGATCTACATACGCAGAAATTTTGCTTGTTTGTCCAACTATACGAGTGCCCTTTAACAGGTCGGAACTTCCCGTAAGTAAAGACACTCTGACAGAACGCTGCCTAATGTATTTTCCATCAGACAGTCTGAGAATGTCTTGTCGCGGATAGTAAAACTCAGTTGGAGAGTCATATAGTGCCCTAAAAAAGAACTTGAATGATTTTTCAGTACCTTTTGCTCTATAGAACTGTTTGATGTTTTTAAGTATCTGAGGTTTTTCTGCGGCCAGAGTTCTGGGCATATTAACCAAAAACTGCTTGTGTAGCGCCTCATCAAACTGATCTATCGCACTGTCTATATCAGCATACTGCGTTATTCGTTTGATGTTGTGGGATGTGTTGTCTTTGATTTCTAGCCAATCATAATACGACTTCAAAAATGTTACAAACTTGGGATGATCTTGTCGTACAAACTCAGGCAACTGTGTGTCGATGGACGCTGATGTTGAAGGTATGGAAAACACCGACGAAACAATAATTTTTGAAGGATCGCCTTGTGCCTCTTCCGAATTGATTCCACCGGCGTGTATGACAACATCAATGTTCATGATTATGACAATTTAATATAGTCCAAGTTTACAGACGACACTTTTATGTCCTCATCAGCAAGAAGCAAAATTTGATTTTTGTATGCAATCACATCATTGTATTTTGGTGTAATATACAGATCGATGTTATTCTCGGCCGAAGGAATTTGATCAACAATCAGTCGGTTTATGTTGATTACACCCGAGTCGTAGTTTACGGTTCCTATTGTTGCTATAGGAACTTTTATGTTACTACCAGCTCTATACAACACAAGATTGCCTTTTCCATCATCGCCAATAGTAACCAAGATGTTGGCATAGTAAAACGGCACACTCGTTATCGATGATATGTTATTTAAGATGTCACCTTTTGATATTGGGTTTGTCAGCGAGATTTCTTTTGTGAACACTTCACCCAACGCAGGCAACAACTCATACTTTAATGTTACTGTGGTTATGTTACTCTCAATCGCCGGGTTGGTAGAGTCTATTTCGGCAACCAACTTTGAGTATCTTAAATCAGAGTCAAATCCTTGAATGTTCTCTTCTCGAAATTGCTGTATCTTCTTCCTAACCAAGTCTTTCAGACCAGCGTCGTCTATTTTGGTCTTTTTGCCAAAGTAGTTAATTGTACAATCAATCTTTAATCCTATGTAGTCGGGCTCTACAACTTCGACTTCAACAGAAATCATATTTTTAGGTTTGATAAACTCGTCTATGATTCTCAGCTTTTCTTGCTCATTCAGTCGAAGACCATAAGCAGGCTTGATTGCAAAAAATACCTTTCCATACTGAGGTGGATTATTCTCTTCACCTCCCCACACTCTAAGATATTGAATCTTAGGCTCAATGATGCTAATATCCTTCTTCAATAAAATCTCATAATCATTTTTTGTCACTGCTCTGTTTTGAGCATCGTACATTCTAGGTGCTCTATACTTTATGGCATCTGACGACTCTTTTTCTGCAAAGTCTCTTGCTGCTATAGTGTTTGTGACCCGAGTTATTTGCTTTGGCACCAACTTGGTGTCATATCTGACGGAAAATGGTCCGATGTTTGATTCTGTTATGTAAAATTTATTTGCGCCTACTGCCGCTCCTGTTCCAGGAACGATATACTCTATCTCTATGACATTTCCTTGTTTGAGTTTCTTACCCAATACTCCATCACCAAACAAAATCTCAAACTTTGATCCAGAAACTTCTTGAATGAAGTATATCTCATCATCTGGACCTAATGCAGTAAGATCCTTAAATTCGGAGTATCGAATTCTATTGGATGAAGTTGCAGACTCGCTAATGTACACATTTAGCGTAGCAAGATCGATATTTGGATTAGGAATAATAAACTGTTGCTTTGCGGTTGTGTCTACTGTCCAGCTATATGTCAGTCTTTTTCCTTGTACGAGTTGAATGTTTTTTGCTATGTACTTTGTGGGACTGACAGGAACCGCGGCGACAGGAAATTTAGGATAAAACGAAAACTTAGCTTGCTCAATAAAGCAGTGAAACGCATCGTCTGTTTGTATTAAAAACTCTCCGCCAGGATTTCTGTCGGCATATTCTCCTACGAAATTTATTTCAACATCAACAAATGCACTCAACGCTCTTCGAGAAGATGGTGTGTATCCTAAATGTTTTGCTATGGATACAATACTGTCACGCATATATGCGCTGTCTAAGAACATCTCACTCGCAAGCATATTCAAGTAAAATCCGTTGTATGCCGTATTGTATGCAAGAACGTCTAGCAAAACAGAAAACCCGGAGCCGTCAAAGTTGTAGTCCTTAAACTTACTCTGACTCTTTAGGTAATTCTTCAGATTTTCTTTAATCTTTGCAAAATCAAGCTCTGTAAATTTGATTTCACTCATACTATCTCAACCTCTCTAATGCCATGTCATACTCTACCTGTTGTGATAGTCCGTCGATAGAGAACACGAACGAAACATCATATTGATATTCATCCGGAGATGCTTTAACTTGAATTGAAACGATCTTCACTCTAGGCTCAAAAAACTTGATTGCATCACTGATGTATAGCTTTAATTGAAGTTCAGTTGCCGGTGTTATTGGTTGAAACAACATTTGTCGTAAATTTGCTCCAAACTTCGGATTGAATACTCGCTCATTATGGCCTGTAAACAGGATATTTCTCACAGCACGTTTTACTGCATCTGCGTTTGTGAGAGGTACAAGATCTCCTGAAACGGGGTGTGCATGAAAGTCTAAATTGAGATCAGAAAACTCAACAGTCACTCTATCTTGTATACCTTCTTTTATGGTGCCAAGAAGAGTGTCGACCGTTGGGTTTGTTGGGTCATCTAGGTTTGTTAGTGTTCCTACTATGTTCGCCATTAGAAGTAGCCGCAAAGGTAAGTATTCAAATACCTAGTTATTTATGCGACTATCCATATGAACTTTAAGACACTAATCCAAATAGTATGAAAATCCAAGCAACTGACGTAACGCTGTATATTCCACAAACGAACGACAACACTACAGGGCTAGTAACGGCATTGTAAATCTGCATAACAGCGAATATGCCCAATATCTTAAATGCTGTGAGTGCCGGTACAACACCAAACAGTCTCATACACTCTTTCACAAGAGGGTTGCCCTCGGCATTAAGTCCTAGCATATTGACACCAAGAGCAGTGAGAATTCCGTCCAAGACTTGAAGAACAATACAGAAAATGGCAAGATATTTCATATTATGGAGTAATTGGAATACTGGCAGCAAACGGCTGTCCCATGTGATGTCTAATTGAGCTGTCTAATATCAGTTTAAGGCCACCGCCTGTTTGAAGAAACATGACTTTTGGATAACTGGCGCCTGGCTTATTCCATCTTTGTAGCCATCTAACACCATCTTCAAACTGTTTGATTACCCGCGGCGTGTCTATTTGCTTTCCTGGCATATGAATTGGTCTAACAACTTTCCATGTTGTTATTGTCTTGTCGGCATTTTCATACTTGATGTATGCACCTTCTAATCCACCAGCAGGAATGGCTTCAAATAATATGTGGGGCTGAGGATTTGGACTCAGAGTAACTAATTTACCGTCGCTGTCTGATACTGGTTTATAGACTTCACCCGCAAGTCCTTCGGGCCATAAGAATCCAGGCTTAGGTGAAGAGTCCGTAGTCTCAGTCTTTTTGTCGGCATCATTCTCTACTGCGGGAGATTCTGGTGATGTATATGGAGGATTTGGAGCATGAACAGTTCCATCAAGATGAATTTGTGGTGCTTTAAGATGAATTGCTTTGCCAGAAATTAAATCCAAATCACCTTCAGCCTGAATACTAATCGTCTTAGCACCCTTGATAAAAATGTCGCCACCCTTTGCATATATGTAGACGCCATCGCCAGTTGCAAGATGAAAGTTTTCTGCAACCTCTTGATTGAGGTTTCCTCCAACTTGAAGATTCATGTCTTTGCCAGATTTGATGCGAACTGCATCGACAGCATCAACATTTATGCTTTTTCCTACACCCAAAAAATAGTCGCTAATTACAAAGTTGTATTGCTCATTAACGACTTTATTGACTTCTTTTCCGTCTGGGTGAATTTCTGTAAAAGTCCCTGATCGATGATACCAATGCAATCGTTCTGCTCCTGGCGTATCATCAACTTCAATTACATGACCAGACTCACTCTCTTGAACATGATTGTACGGATATTTTGCATTATATGGCGTCATCGGCTCTTGAAATGCAAATGCCGCTGACTGTGCTGTTGGGTCTTGAGCATCATGTCCAGCACCCATGCCAGAAGATAGGTTTTCTTTTTTCAAACCAACTACAGTCTTTTCTGGACTTTCACCACGAGCAAGTCTTGACACTGACGGCTCGCCCAACTTATCTGCATTAGGATAACTTGATGGCGGAACTCTACCAGCAACACTTGAAGAGCCTCCGGTATAAAATCCAGCACCATTAAGGGCTTCTGCAATCATTATCTCAATATCTTCGAGTGTGAATTCTCCATCTTTATTTCTATCAAACTTGGATGTTGCTATGCTCCATCCTTCCATCAACTCACCAAATGCTGATGTAGAGCCCGGAAGAGTAGCTTTCTGAGAAAATCTGTCTAAGAACTCCGATGCTTCGCCGAAGAGTTTATCAAGAGAGAACATACTCATGATCTCTGACACCTGGCTTAGCAACCACGCCGCGGCTTGTTTTATTGCTTCCTGCACTTCTGCTGCCAGATTTGCTATAGCATCTGGAATTCGTGAAAGAGCATCAGGCAACTCTTCAAGAGGAATGCTATTCTTTCCTTCAAAGACAATATCAATCGACTGATTAACAGCGTCAAGCAAGTCGTCGGGTGGACCTAAATTTGCTATTGTTTTTCGTAATTCAGTTACATTGATGCTAGGTGTAATACCGCCGGCAGGCATCATTACTGGTGGTGTTGGTCTACTTGCAGGAGATAAGTCTGTCGTAGGGTCATTAAATCCTCTTTCTGGGTCTGCGACATCTTTTGGTATTCCAGGAAGGGCGCCGACCACAACAGGCTTTTGGGCATCATGATCCATGAAGAATCCCCAAACCCAATCGCCTTCTTTTAGAGTGATATTTTGATGTACTGAATTGACACCCATGCTCGGGAGAGCCCAGAGCAGATCGTTTGTGGGCAGCTCGCTTTTATCTTCTGTGTGTAAGCCGAAGATACGAATACGAACCCTACCCAACTTCACGGGGTCATTTCGGTCTTCAACAACACCTACGAACCAATGAAATCCATCTCGACCAATGAACATTGTCTAATTCCAAAAAATGATGACACACCTATTTAGGGTGTTTTCTGAGACGATTCATTAGACGGCAAATCTTCTTGATGTGTGTGTTCATCACACGCTGTATAAAGCCAAAAGTCACCTCTCATTCTGCCGGGTTTGCCACAAGTCTCGCAAGTATCTGCGGACCTTTTCTCAGCATGGCTAATAAACTTTTCGATAGTCTCATCAAAACTTGAGATGTAGAACCTAAGAGTTCCATACTTCTCTTTTACTTGAAGAGCGACTATTTCCTCTGATATATGTTTTGGCAAAGTCTTCAAATGGTTGTTTATATTAGTACACAACTCAACCAGCAAATCTGCCCAGCCATCACCACATTCAAAACCAAACCTGATGGGTAGTATTACATCTCCGTCATATCGAGTTTCAAATAGACTCGGACAAGCATCAATAATTCTCTGTGTGTTTTGTTCGTTCATGTGATTAGATACAATCTGAGTAGCCGTTCTTTTCTGCCATCGTGCTTTCTGATTTATCAACGTGTGCCAACACTTGCTGATACAACTCACGAATGGCTTTGACTCGCTTTGCCATGTCAAGTATTCGCATCTCTTTCTTATTACGGAATGCCTTGATGATGTCATCTTCATCAAAATAGAATCCAAGCCGTGAGTAGAGCATATCAACAACTTTAGGATCTCCCATCTTCATAGCTTCATGGAGCTGCATATTGTCAGGGAACAACGCTCGTGCCTTTTTCATCATTTCTTCAGTATACTTCATCATATTATTCTCCATTTTTACGAATCAAACCAAAAGACAAGTCTCGATTTGTACGGTCCACTATTTTCGATAGCTATCATACTCGCTATCGTCGCATTAAGTGGCGCACACTCAATTTCAGGAAACGACAATTTCATCAACTCATATTCATTACTATTCTCAAGTTTACTCAACACCTCTTTTCTTTTTTTGCCCTTGTATGTGCAGTCATAATCAAGAGCATCAATTAAATACTTCCTACGCACTGTGATAAGCTCGCCGAGTCCCAAATGACTTGCGGAGTGCCATGATGGGTTTCTAATATACTTAGAACCATTGTAGTCTTCCTCTATGATGTTGTATTGATCCATCGCTTGCTGTGCTTCTTCTTTTGTTATTGTGTTGTTAATGAAATACTCAGCTTGCGATTTAGAATCGACAATTTTTAAGTAGTATTCATTGAACACAAACATTCCTATTTTAGGATTGTGTGGCAGTCCTCTAGGGTCAAATGGTCCTCCGAAACCTCTCACTCCTGCCATCGCATTAAAGAGATTGTAGTTCCTGTGAAACCCTATAGAAGATGCAAACGAGTCCACCCAAGGCTCTTTATCTTCTGTGTTGAAGTATTCTAAGAACGCATGAATGTCGCATCCCATAACTACTCTCCGCTAGAGAGCGATAGAGAGTCTGACGACGGCGTTACTAAATCAGAATTTGATGATGTGGATTCTTGGTCGTGAATCTCTTGTAAGAGTCCTTTGAAAAACTCAAGACGAGCTTTTAGGTTTTGCTTTCGTGATAGCTTTGTTGTCTGTCGTCTGTGAAGTCGAACGTACAACTCAGTTATCTTCTTCTCGATATTCTTTTTGGAACGGGTTTCTCTTGTCATAGAATTATTATCTCATTCTCGATACTCAAAGTCAACCTTCAAAGAGCAAATCTTGTCCTTTTTTTCAGTTTCCAATTTTTCGTATTCCATTCCCAATTTGGAAATGACTATAATCACTAGGTTGGAGAAGTCTTTTGGAAGTAGCTTCATTCCAAGCCACAAACGGAAACTTGTCCACAATGTGGACGGATCTTCACGGAATAATATGCGACTTGAACGCTTTAAGTCTCGTAGAAAGTTATTCACTGATACCCCTGAGACACCATTCGCATCTCTTTCTCTTCTTTGGCAACGCTCAAGAATCTCTTGAATTGAGAGCTATCGCACTGCTCGTGTGTAAGATACTTGATATGCTCTTCAAGCATCCATATCTCTTTGTGCAACTCTTCGTTCGTCAACCCTTTAATGGTTTGAGCATAGTCACGAAGAGTGCTGCGGTTGACCTCATACATACGAACAGTGTAGCACACCGATTCTTGTTGTCTATTATTTTATTTGTTTTGTTAGCAATCCACACAGCTCGCTTATTTGTTGTGTGGTTGGGGTTCCTCTAAAGTCTGTGTTTATTGACACACCCGATATGACGGTCTTTTCGCTCGTCTTTGCTAACGCCTGTATTTGTGAAAAATACTTCGACAACTCAGGCAACACAATGTTGAGCGATTTGCTTCCATTCTGTAATGATGTCGTAGCGTAGTTAGAACATCCATACAGTCTGTTGCCTGGTGTTCTCAGCACGAACTGAACTCGTGATGATGTAATGTTCGATGAGAAGCCAGAGACGGCAAGAGTTGTTGTCTGTTGTGGCGATGCTACGCTAGGACTAAACACCACCTTGGGGTTTGGCGTAGGCGTCATCGTAGCTGTTGGTGTTGATGTGCTCGTACTTGTCGGCGTCATCGTAGCTGTTGGTGTTGGGGTTGCAGTCGCCGTAGGTTGTGGAGTGAATGTCACACCAGGTTCAGGTGTATTTGTAGGTGTTGATGGCACTGCTGTAGGTGTAGGACTTACACAAACATCCCTTGCTGCATACACAGACCCTACTGCATTTGCCAGAGACGCTGTTGATACTTTATTCTGAAGTGTGGGTAATTTTAGACCGTTGTTAAGTATAGCGCCACGCAAGTCTGACAACGAAAGATCGCACACTGATTCTGTGAGCACTGCAAGCCCCGTTACATGAGGTGCTGCCATTGACGTGCCGCTCTTGTAACCATATTTGTGGTTTAGTATTGCACTCAAAATGCCAGATCCTGGTGCTGCAATATGTACAGTCGAGCCGTAGTTTGAGAATGATGATAGTGAGCCGGTCGATGTTGATGATGCTACCGATATGACGTTACTGGCTTGATAGTTTGCTGGATATGATGGGTACACATCATTATTACGAGCACTGTTGCCTGCTGATGCAACAAACAAAATACCTTCGCTCTCTGCGAGCTTGATTGCATCGAGAAATGGTTTTGAGAACGCACTAGATCCATACGAATTGTTCATCACGACAACTTTATGGCCAGCACGTTTGAGTGCAACGCCATAGTTGATTGCACGAATAGCATTAGCTGAACTTCCGGTACCAGATGATGATAAGAACTTCATGCTAACCAATTTTACTTTGTGTGTTACGCCTGCAATACCGATGGTGTTGTTTGCTGCTGCCCCAATAATTCCCGCAACATGAGTGCCATGTCCATTGTCGTCTACGCCAGAGCCAATCCGTGTAATAGCATTAATGCCATGAACATCGTCGATGTAGCCGTTGTAATCATCATCAATCCCATTGTTTGGCACTTCTCTCGTATTTACCCAGATGTTTTGTGCTAAGTCTGGATGATGAACTTCAATTCCCGTATCAATAACGAGAGCTAACAAATCCTCTTTACCTGTTGTAACATCCCACGCACTAGGAGCTGCCATTAATTGAGGACCATACTGATAGCTGTAGTATACATCATTCGGCGTTTCGGTAATTGCAAACACATCGTTAGCTACACAGAGTATTCTGCCTTTTGATGCTTTTTGTATTCTGCGTATGCTTGCTTTTCTGCACAGAGACGACGAGCGACTGTATATCCGAGGAACGACACTAGACTCTCGCTTGTCTTTTATAAACACTGACTTGTCAGACAAACTTTCGTATGTCAAATTGCCAAACTTGTGAGATGCAACGTTCACGCCACGAGTTGATGTTAGAATAACACCAGAATAGACACTCTTCTGCTCTGCGCTTGCTGTTGATATGACAAGAAGGCTTGCTGCAATAATCTTCACGAACTTTTTCATAACCATAATCTCCATTGTAGTAATCGCACCTACATTGGAGTATAGCACGAAACGTGGTTCCGCAAAGAAAAAACCATATACGAGTTTTTCGTATTTTTGATTATGCGTCTATATCGTCTATAACCATTTTGGACAGCTCATCCACTTTTGCTGATATTGCACGAGATATTGTGCTTTCTGCACTTTTACGCACGCCAGTACCAGTTCCATAGTTGAGTGTGGAGCGTACTGCGACTAATCCTCGAATCTCTTCTACGAGCTTTTGCATCTCTTCTGTGGCTTGATTGTTCTTTGCTTCGCCGTTCTTGGATTTTGCCATATTGCTCTCTATTAGCTTCTAGTCAACTTCAACACTTTTTCAATCTGCTTCTCGATCATTGGCTTTCTGTTGGGCCAGTAAATGTACTCTTTGTCTGCTGTCTTGAGTAGCTTCACCAAGAATGGCACAATCAGCTTCTCAACTTCTGCAAGTTTCTCTTTGTAGTTCTCAACTGTCTGCTCAGAGTCACTAACAATTTTGTTATACTCTTCTTCACTAACTGCTGAAAAACCGAAGTCATCTTCTTCTACAAGATATTCACTAAGGATTGATTTGATGTCTATTGTGTCTGCCATATTACATCTCTATGGTAAATAATACGATGCCGTGTTGCGAAATGATAGGAACTTCTTTAGGCTTTTTCTCAGAAAATCCAACGATTATAAGTCCGCCATCTAACGGAGCCTCAGGCAACGAACCCAATCCAAACGTGATGAACATAAACGTCGATACGATAGCCTTTTTTATGTCCATAAGAATCCTCGAACTTCAACAACCTTCTTCAACATCTTTGTGTCTTGCTTTTCAATATCAGATTCTAGTTTATCGATTGTGTCGATGGCATACTTAGTGCGTGACTCGTCACTTTCTAGTTCTAGTTTTTTGTATAATTCTTCAACAGACTTTATTTTTTGTGGTCTAATGTCTTTCCAATACAAGTACACATCTTTGACAATCTTGGGTGCATCGGTCGCATCTTTCAACTTATCTGTGTAAAAACTCGCAAGCATATCAAGGTGCTTTAATCCAAGCTCTCGATTTCGTATCAACTCATCTTTATGAAGAAACCATGGCAACTTAAAATACAGCCACTGTCGCCATGTATACGGTGCATCAAGCTCCATCCATGAACACTCAATCTCGACAAAATCAACAACAAGCTGCATGGCTGCGTGAAGAAAAAGTGTGTCTTTGTCGTAGTAGCCGGGGACAAGCGAACGAATTTTTATAGTGTTGTACTTCTTAGTAGTACGAAACGCTATAAAGTCCACGAAATGTCGAAGCATACTAAACCCCTTTCTTCATGAGTGTTGTAAGCTCATTGAGAAACCACCAGTGCCAAGTATCAAGATCGTGCTCGTCATAGTTGTGGCGAATGCCATCATCTACAAACATTTGAATATGTCGTTCAGGAAATTGTTTCCACGGCTTAATAGTCCAATTCACACCATCTTTTGATGTGATTCCCAGAGATATTTGCGGTTGCTGAAATCTCTGTAGAAACTCATACACTCGTCGTGCCGCTTGCTTTGCTGTATCATGCGGATACTCATCTCGATTGAATACAATCGTAGACGACTTAAATTGCATGAGCATCTTACCGTCGTTGAATGATAGCACAGGCTCTTCTTCTCGCATCTTATCGTACTCATCTCTAAAGATGAGCTTTTCGCCCGCTTGATTACTCCACATACTTACACCGCTTAGTCCTACGACTCCTCATTCCACGCTTGGGTAGTTTCACTCTCTCTTCCACAATCAACTATCGTATGCTGAGAGCGCCTATGACAATTACGATCATCGTCAATACAAACGAGACAAACATATCTGTCAAAACCATCATTGTACTAATCTCCTAGATGTCTTGCTCGCCAAGTGAGCTTGACATAACGTGCACACAGTGTGTGTGTTTGCCGTTACTCTTTTGCCAACAATTCATACAAATTGTGGATGGCACAGAAGAGGGTGTGTTTGTGTTTGAGTAAGTCCCTATCGTACTCGTCACATACATCGGCGTTTGAGAAACAAGTGAGCCGTACTGCGCTGAATACTGGTTCAAGTTTTCAATCGCAAGCTGCTTATCTGCAAGATATTTCACAAACATGAGAATTGAGTGTGTGAGATGCGTGTCAACATCTTTACTCTTTGAATTCTCAATGTCTACGAGCTTTCTATCAAGCAGATGTAGCAGGCTCTGTAATTCTACAATCGTCATAGCGATACGTTTGTGTTACTTTCGTGCTTTTGTCGCTTTGCGAAACGGCACAACCTTTGCACTCTTCTTCGCTGCTTTCTTTGTCGTCTTTGCAGTATGTTTTGTGCATGATGTCGTAGCGTTACGTCGAGTTACAGCACTTACTGCCTTTGCTGCTGCGTGTGCTACTGCTCGTACTGTAGTGGTTACTGCGCCAGTTACTGCGTGTACTGTAGCTGCGACGGCTCGTGTTACTGCGTTTGTTGCCATATTACTTATCTTCTCCAAATGTTTTAGCTGCGTTGAGAATGCCTTCAGTAACGAGTGCTACGTCATTCAAAAAATGGTGGCACACTACAGGACCGTCGGCAGAACCTCGAACGACGGCTGCGGCTCGTGTCTGTAACTGTATCAGGGCTACTTGCTTAAACAGCTCTGTACGTTCAGTACGCTCTCTTACGTCTCGTGGTTTCTTTTTCTCTTTTGACATATCACTAAGCATACTCGATTGTGTGTTAATGAGTCAATTCAAAAAGGCTCAGAACAGAAAAAAGTTCTGTGAGAAAATTTTGGTTATGGTTTTCAATAAGGACTTTGGAGCTAAAAAGGAGGATCGTCTTTGGAAGTTACTTCTATTAAACTTTGTTCGGTCCTCCTCCACACTTAAAACGCATTTTACGACACAAGTGCCCTTTTCTCGGCTACTAAACTTTTCTCGTCGATTTGGTTTTCCTTACTTGCGGAGGTTCTGAACGGCGTTCTGTAATGCCTTCATCGCTGCGTCGAACGTGCTGAACTCACCTACTGTACGGCTTACTGGGCGCCGAATTTTCAAACGGCTGTCTCTGTAGCTACAGTTGAGGTAGGCGATGTAACGGTCTCGTGAATTGGGAATTATGTCTGGCATTCCTTCATGGAAGTCAATGTGACCTACCATCTCACTGCCTGCGAATACTAGCTTTCTATTGCCGGCTGAATTGAGTGTGTGGAATGGTTGCTCTGCGTGGTCTTTACGGGCGATACCTTCTTGTAGGTAGGTCTTGAAGGACTTCATGCACTGAGTAGGTCTTTGATGATGGTGTTTATCAGTATCTCGGCATCACTGTGCTGGCTGGTTTTCACGGCGTCGGTAAGCTCGTCTACGTTGTCTAGTATGCGGCGCTTCTTGATGGAAGAAATGTCTGATAGGTAGTCTATGTCACTCCATATCTGGTCGATTTCGTCGAGTATTTTGGCTTTGTTTGGGGAAAGGTTACCAAGCTCGGCCAGTCTGTATGCGAGGTCTTGGCGCTTCTGATGGCTTTCTGTGATATTGACACTCTCTTCTACGCCACTGAGATTGTGGAGAATGTCGAGGATATCTTCTATCTGGTACTTGATGTCCAGTAGGTCGTCGTGGCCATCATTCTCGGCAAAATCGAGGTCTGTCAATACACTGTGTAATAGGAATTCGAGTGAAACCTTACTTGGTGGTACGGGCCGTTTGTATGACGGATCGGTCTTGAGTAAGTTCTGTGCTGCTACAAGGCTCTGTGCTGCGAAGTGTGGGTTCGAGTCAGTGATTTTGTCGTGTGCTTTTCGGACGAGGGCAAGGGCCTTTGGTGCGACGGACGATTGCTCATTAAGCTGTCGTTTCGGACTCTTGTTGGCGATATACTGTCTAAACTGCTTGATGTCCATAATGTTCCTATTTAGTGGTAAACTCTACTCGTACCAGGTGGTAGTTGATTGTTGGATACTTGACGGTGCCATGTGCTGACTTGATGCTTGTGATTCTGACGGCTTCTGGAATCTTTAGTCTGAGGGCTCTCAAGCAAGCTCGTCTGGCGTAGCGGTTATAGGCAGCTTCTGGTACAAGTAGCGTGGCGTCGCCTTTTGGATCTCCCTTCTTGTACACTATCTGACACACTTTGCCTGGATCTGTGGTTTCGGCAAAAAGAGTGCTTTTGATGGCGTCGAGGATGGCCATGGGACTACTGTATGTAGAAGTTCAGCTCGTAGCGGCCATTGTCCATTCGGTAAATCTGAATGTGCAGTAGCTTGCGTTGTGGCTTTCCACCTTTGGTAAGTTCCAGATGGTAGTCTTTGGTCTCACCAGCGTATGGCTTATCACCAGTAGTAATCTTGTTGAACTCCTCGTCTTCTGATACTTCGTAGCCCTGCTTTCTTGTGGCGGCGAGAGCCGTCTGTATAGCTGAGTGAAGCGTATCGTGGAGAACGGTATAGCTCGCTTCTGCTATAGGTCGTTTGGTTGCTTTGAGCAAGTGGCGCCGAAATTGATTCATGTCCATAGTAAACACTCCCTTGGGTATTGGTATTTATGAAACTGCTAGGCTACTCTCGCGGCTCTTCTCGTGACTTGATAAGGCCCTGCTTTATCAACTCGGCACAGGTTCTTCCAAAAAAGCCCTGTAGCTGCCATGCGAGTCCTGTATCCACGAGCGTCTGCGCTGCTTCTAGGTACTCTTCGATGGTTTCTGCGTCTTGGTTGCCCTCGATGATCATCACTGCTGTATATGCATCCATATTAACTCCTTTGGATCTTTTCTAGGATGTTTTGTATTGCAACTTCTACACTTGGTCGCTGCACAACTTCACTAAAGGACTTGTTTGTCTGTATTAACCGGAGCTCTTCCTTAATTAAGCTCACGATCCTTGCTTCTGCATCCTCATAACCAGCGAGATAGTCGCCACAGGTTCGCCTGCTTACAAAACCGTCTGTATTGATACAATATTCCTCTGCTAATTCTAATGCGTTTTTCATACCTATTCTCCAATGTCTGCTTGTGTGCGAAGCCACAACTCGGCCTCTACCTGCTCAGGGGCGCTCTGGTCGAAGATTGAGTATGCCAACTGCCTAGCTGTCGGCACGAATTCTGGATCCACAGGCTTGATGGTCGGCTCTGGCAGCTTGTCGAATATATCAGGGAACTTGATTTTCATACACACTCCTATTTGATTAAACTGATGACGTACTCGACCATATAGGCGAGGTACATGGGGTCGTTTTCTTGCCCAAGGGCTCTGTTGATGCGACCGATGCTAGGCTTGATAATCTCTTCACAGATGCGTCTGGCATCTTTTAGCTCTTGAGCACGGCGAATCTCTCGCTCTGTCAGAAAGTCGGTAATGGCAATTCGCTTACTCATAGCATCCTCCTACTCGTCAACTAAACCAGCATCTTCCAGTCCACGAACGTATGCGACGACGACGGCAAGATAGGACTGGTCGGCGTAAAACAGACGGCGTGATTTGCCAAGGACAGGGCGATACCCCTCTCGTCGTGCGTATCGTGTGGCTAATCGTAGGGCTCTGTATTTTGAAATAAGGCGTCTCATGGTTTCTCCTATTTGATTGCGTGGCGCAACTCGGTTTCGAGCAAACACACCTTTGTGTAAAAGTATTCAGCACGGTCGAAGTCGCCGGCTTTGAGGGCTTCGTTACATTTTGCACGAGCCTCCACTAACAGCTCGGTTACTATGTCTGCTACGGTTTTTACTTGGTTTGTCATAACTACTCCTTATTATTCTGAAAAGCTAAAGATGATTCCGAAGCTACCGTCTCGCCGACGATGCGGGTTCCGTCCCACAATCGAACCGTGACCCAAGTGATGTCGTCGCCGTAGTCTTCCAAATACTCGGTTTTGAGGGCTATCACTCGCCCGTCAGGGTTTCCATTGCAAGCAACTTTGTCGCCAATCTTGAATTTCATGCAATCTCCTACGAATATATGTAAATCGCTACGTCACGTCCTCGAATCATGCTCGTAGAGACAAGCACGGTATCTGGAGGAAGCACGTCGGTCTTGAGGTTCAGCCCGTCGAACGGCGTACCATTCTGAGGGACGACCTTCACGCCGAAGGTCTTGAGGTTCACGAAGTAGTAATAGTCTCGGCAGCCACTGTCCCAGTACGAATTGAGTGACATACCAGGTCGGAACTCCATGAACTTAGGGGCGCGGCGCATCTTGCATCCGATGGCTTTTTTGATGGCTCGTACTTGGTTGTCGCTCAGTGTTATCATACTAATTCCTCTCAAAGATGTTCTGGTTGTCCCATGCGGCTTGAGCCTGGGACTCAAGGATGAGTGCGTCGATGTTGGCGTTAATGTCATCGATGTCCCAGGAGATAACCGAATACTCGACCTCATCTCGTGAGAAGGCGGTTCGTTCTCGTCTCAGCTCATCCCGGCGGGCCTGGAGTGCTTTAATTTCGTTCTGAATGTCTGTTACTGTTCTCATAAGTCCTCTTACCGTGTAGCCCGCTCAAGCTCGTCAGCCCAAACCTTGCCTTCAGGGAACAGCAGGAGAGTCTGATTCATCACATCGAATTCGAGCGCATCGCCGAAGTCGCCGTAGCAATTACCCTCAGGGTCTGCGGAAACGAGAACGTTCAGGTTGCCTTTTTTTCGTTTAAGGGCTTCGAGTGCGATAATCAGGTCATTCAGTTTCATACTATCTCCTATTGATACTCAGTGAGAGAAGCCGTTACGGTAGAGGTGACATCGACAACTGAGGTCTCAAGCGTCATTCCTCGGCCCTCTCTCAATTATAGTATCTCAAAAATCCACACTGGCGTCAAACTGTATTCCACACAGAAACCATAAAAAAGAGCCAAGCAGATTAACTACTTAGCTCTGGTAGATTCTAGTGATTTCAGCTACTTATGTTACCAGTGTGCTGCTCTGCGTCGATTGCCGTTCCACACTTCGATTGAATGGTACTTGTTTCTCGTAATGTACTCCAAGAGCGTATTAAGCTCATGGCTCACAAAACCTATCACACCCTCAGTGACGTACACGACGAATATCATAACGGCTCCATAACGTAACCAGCACTATTGCTGTATTGATGGCTTCACGTTACAACAGGTAGAGTCAAGTTACAACAGCTAATGTTGAGCGTTATATAAGAAGCCATTAGATGCGCCTGCTGCGGTGAGTGATTCGCACATATTGCCGAAAATGCAAAAAAACCGTGGTTAAGGCTTGAGTAATAACCAAAACCATACGAACATAGTTCTATGAGATGAAACAAGCTCAAGAGCAATTCAGCTAGTGAGTGTGTTTCTGAAAATGAATGGAGAATGTATGAGCGAAATAAACATCAACGGCGAAACCCGAGACGTATCTGAACAACACGATGATCAGCGAGAACAGCGACGCCCTCGCGGTCGCCCTCGCGGTCGTAAGCCACGCGGTTTCGGTAATTATCAGGGAGCACAGACAAGCACTCACGCAACTCTGAAAATTACAGGTCGCCCAAAGAGTCTAGCTGCACATCGCAAATGGCAGAGAGATTGGGTGATGCCGCAATTCGTGTTGAGCAGACGACAAGCACAGGATATGCTACTAAAGTACCTGCGTAGCAAGCCAGGAAAGTCCGCGTTGCTATCTGTGATTGAAGATGGTTTCGTCGGCTTGTCGAAACTACCCGATAACAAACTTGGCGAGTTTCTTGTTAGCACAAACCTGCTGTCAAGATACCCACACGAGATTGTTATTAGAGGTGCTTAGTGTGTAATTGAAGGATCACTTTGCTGGCATCAGCAGGGTGATCCATTTTAGAATGGAGGTTTTATGAAGCGTCGTGACCAAGCCACAGTGGAACAATTAGCAATCGAATTCCGTCAACTCGATGAAGAGAGACTAGAGCTGGACAGAAGGTGTAGATTTCTCAAGAAACGTATGCACCTGCTGCAAGCGGATATACAAGAGTATATTGGAGTCGCAGACAAACTAGACGTGCCACTGGTCACTCGCATTGGCAAGTTCTTCATCACACAGATTAAAAAGCACAGATTTGTGGAGGCGTATGAGTGTAACTTCGTAGAGTTTAAGATCGTAGAAGAGGGCTAGCACATACAGATTTTATTACCCCAACGGCGATGCGTATGAAATACCAATTCAACAACAGCTTCTTCAAGTGTCAGAAACTTGCAACTGTACTCAGCACCATTTGGGTACGCAACGAAGAAACTCTCAACATCATCGAATTCAATTTGCCCGATACACTCTTGGTTGAGATTGATGTACCAGACACTCTCTTCGATTTCTATTTGGAAATTCTGCATAGTAAAAAGCCCCCTCGACCTTCGTGCTCGGAGTGTTGTGGGAGGGGGCGACCACAACTAGGAGTTTCATCTGAAAAGAAAATGCCCCCTCAGAGGTTTGACCCTCTTGTTTTACTTCTCACCAGCAGGAGGGGGCGGCTACTGGCGCGGTTTCTTAGTAAAGGTGCGGCTTTACTACATCAAGGAGTGTATTACGATAGAGATGCACCCTGTGAAACCGTCGTACTGTCTGCGATTAATGGCTGGAGCGTATATGCACCGCGTCCTGAACGGAAGACCTTGTTGTTAAACAGCCATGTTGCTTCAGCTTGGGTACGGCCCGTAGACTGAAGGAATGCGATTACTTGTTTTCGTGTTACAATAACGCCTAACTTCTCAACAAACTCAAGAACAAGAGCTTGGCGTTGGCCTGGGTTACGTCCCCAGAGTGAAGCGTCAGTAGTATTAAGGCTAACCATTTTATGTTTCTCCAATTATAGGTTACACGTTAATAGGCAAATCATCATCCGATTTGGTTGCGTCAACAGGAAAGTCAACGACCAGTGGATCTCCCTTCTTCAGGTGGGGTTTTGCAAATAGCATCGGCTCCGGATACTTCTCGTTCGGGTCGCCTACACCAGTTACAGTTACCTTCAAAGAGACTTGTGCGTTTACACCATCTTTAGTAAACATATCGAATAGCTTCTCTGAAAAGCCAGAAAAGTAGACGGTGCCAAAATTAGAGTCTTTAACGATGAGCTTGGCGAGCATCGCAGAACGCATCTGCCCTCTTATTAGCATCGGTGTGCTCTTACACATCACGACATCGGCGCGGTCGAGCATAATCACGACTCGCTTGCCTTCTTTTACCAATTTCATCACTTCGTCACGATTCATCATAAAATCATCAGCTCGTAAAATTATACTAACAGGGAATGGTTGTGGTTGCAAAGACAAAATGCCTTTGGGCACCTTTTTTGCAATCCACGTGGATTAGCGAGTACGCCTCGAATGTGGATTCAAACGAAACTCCTCCGCAAGAACAGCACACAACTCTTTGCTGACGCGGAATGCGCCGTCTTGCCAACCAAACAGGTTGTACAGAGACAACAAGGACTGTAGCGAGGCCTTGTAGACTGCAAGAATCCGAAGCTGGTCTTCGGTGTTGTGGAAGTATGGTTTTGTCTCGGTTTCAGTATTCATAGTCACTCCAAAATTAAGCGGCATACTCAGTGTTACGTTTTCCAAAGATGACGGTCGAACACTCGACACGGATCTGTGGGGTCACTTGCTTGACTGTAGACACGAAGATTCCTGGTTCAAACGCACGAGCCTTGAGCAACTCGATACGGTCAGCCTCGGGAATACGAAACTCCGCGATAATGCTTCCGTAGTTCAACTCAGCGACAACTCGGCCAGGCCGGTCGTCGATAATCTTGGTGATCATTCCATAAAGTGGATACGAATGTCCCACTTCCACGTCGCCGTACTTGATTACAGCGTCACCCTTGGCCAAAGATTCTCTGATGTTTTCCAAATTACTCATACACACTCCTATTACGATTCGATTAATTCTACTACATGACGGCCAGGCTCACCCAAGTGGGCACTCTCTGTGTTGTGATTCAAGTGAGTGTAAACCCAAGGCTTGTATCGCTTGTACTGCTCACCATATCCAAGTTGCTTCCACGTTAGGGTCATGGTTCTGTCGAGCTTGATGATGTGGTTGAAGTCCTCACCATTCTTGTCGGGGATACTCTCGACTATTGTCCCTGTGTAAGGGAACTTGCTAGCCCAGATTCCACTAACTCGTTTTCCAACTAGGTTCTGCTTGAATACGCTCATACTATTCTCCTATAGACTCCAAAATCTCGATACGGGCTAACAACTCGATAATCGCTGCGGCATGCTCCGCTACTGGACGCAACACCTCCTTGTTCTTGATGCCCTCGTTAGTCAACTCGATGAAGCGAGCATAGTGGCGGTTTCGCTCAGTGACGTGAAACTCCAACTTTTCTCGCATCTCAGTTACGTTCATAATTCAGCTACTTACTCAAAATTCGGAAGATAGGAGGGGCACGATCCCTCAACTCTTTTGATCAACGATGGATCAGATCGTTGAAGAGTCCAACCTAGCCTTGCTCAGTCTGCTTACGCATGATTTGGAAGGATCAGTTCCATTTCAACTGAGGGTTGCAATCCTCATAAGTGACGCTCGTTAGAGCCATCTCTCAATTATAGTATCTCAAAAAACCACATGGATTGCAAGAACTATTTTCCATGCTAAGTTGGTCTGGACTACGAAAAACTCGTAGTTTTTTCTATAGCGGTTTCAGTAGCTTACAACACGCATATTCAATAGAACCACCGTGTCTGTGTCTATGCTCAGAATCGAGCTACCAATTTAATGGATTGGTTTCATGCAAGCGAGTGAAGACCACCCTAATGTTAAGGAACGCAGGCACCACCTTTGGCGGACAACCCGCAACGCCACCCAAAAGTGTCAATATGAAAACGAACTGAAGACGCGGCACCTCCTATCACACTGGTGGACTCCGCAGCCCTCGGTGCCTTGCACCTTATAATTAAATTCTAAATTTTAATTTCGTTATATTATTTTTTGGATTCACCCGAGGCACCGCCCACATCGGACTCCACCTGTAGCACCTTCAACTGATCTACGGTAGGTTTCTCAATGAGCTTAGTAGAGACAAAGGTCATAGTCTCACGAAACGATTCAAGACCCGCCTCAGTAGGCACAAAATCTCGAAAGAACTGCTCTTTAGTGGCCTTCGGAAAAAGGTTTCTGTAGTTCAGAAAGAGGAGAGACCATGTAACGGTTTGACACCGTTCAAAAAACAGCGGAAGATTTTTTTCGAGAGTAGAAGGAAGGAGCCGAAGCGAGCGAAGGTTTTCTGGAACCTCAAGGCGAATTTCCACGGTGCGATGGTCGAAAATTGTTACCAGATCCTTGATATTTTTATTCAGGTTCACGCTTAGTCACCCTCGGAATCCATATTTTTACGACTTTTTTAATAGGCTCAAAAATGGCACGGTTTTCAACTTTTCTCTATTTAGGATCTATCTCTCTTTTCCTTCTGTGTCCGCTGGTGCGTGAACCCCTTCACTTCAACTCTCAGTATCGTATAGCATGGATACTTAATATCACTCGCTTTCATGTTATGTACTGTCTTAAAGTAGTCTACTACTCGTACTACTTCACCTACTGGCGTGTTCTCATAGAACTTTATGTAGAGGTGTTCACGTCCTGTTGGCGTGTGGAACATGACATCACGCTCTTCTATGAATGAATACTCACGGATGTGGTTTTTGATAGCCGGCTCGTTTAACTTTGCTGTGATGATGTCTTTCATATAACTCTATGTATGCGTCCCACTAGCTATGGACTACACACCTTTTAAGTCTGGATACAACACGTCAATCAAGCTACTTACGCTATCTTCTGTGTCGGTGTTTGTCTTGTTGAGCGTTCGTGCTATCTGGTTATGAGTAAGTTGTGGATACTGTTTGCGTACTGCATCTGATACGTTCTTCATAGCGATGGCATAGTTTGATCCAGATGTGATGTTGAGCTGTGATGTGTGTGATAAGTGTGTTGTAATCAGTGTTTTTATCAGTTGACGTAAAGTTTGATAATCGTGTGTTCTGGCTTTGAACTGTTGTAGAAACTCTTGTGCTGCTTGTGGATTGGACTGTTCGAGTTGCTTGTATCTGTTCTTGGCTGCGAGGTTACGGCCTAGTATCTCTCCTGGCTCAAGAGCTTCTGCGAGTGTGGAAATGTACTGCGTAAAGCGTTTCATATAGCTTTATGTATGCTACTCTGTACTGTGTATGGTTACTCGTCTCGTTGCTGCGTTTGCTCTTGGTTTCGTGCTATCTGTAGTTGTTGCTGTAGCTGCTCAAGCTGTGCGTTGAGGAACATGACTCTGTGTGGATCTGTAGGTGCGTGAGCAAGCTGTAGTCTCACTCGTGCTATCTCTTCTTCAAGTGCTTTCACTGTGGATTTGGTTCGTATCATAGGTGTGTTACCTTTATGGCTATGTCGTAGACTATGAGGCCTATATCGTACCCGACGATGTGTGTCTCGTAGTTGTATGTGGATTGGATATACTGCTGTACTTTGACTGCTCTTGCTCGTGATGCTACATCTTCATACAAGGCTATGGAGATGGTCGTTCTCTGTGGATTGATCTCATACGTCAAGAGCTTCATACGTTGCGCTTCATCGAGTTCTGCTGTGAGTGATGCAGTTATCATGGTCTGTTGAGTGTGTAAAGAATGAGTACATCAAATGTGGAAACTGTTGTGTCTTTGATAGACTCACACTGTGTCTCTAAGTATGTTGTGAGTGTCTGTGCTATCTGTGGACTTAACGGTCTGTTTGGCGTAAAGCGAACGTACTGTGTGTTGAGTCCTGCTGAGAGATGGCGAACGTCTCGTATGATGCCAGCTTTCTCTGCTGCGTAAATGTCGTCGATGAGTCTCAAGAGTGATGTTTTCTTAGTCATGGTTCGTCGGCCACTGCCAGTGTACTTGTGGCTGTAACGTATAAAAGATACACATCTTCTTTTTGCGTGGACTGAGGCTCGTTTTGTAGCCGTAGCACTGTTCAAGGTGCTGACAGAGAGCGTGTTTGTTCTCGTCAGGAATGGATCCATGAAAGATGAGAAGCGTCATCGTACTGAAGTGGTGAACGTGTGTGATAAGGCGGCGTCTCAGTGCAAGTCTGAGTGCAGTTTCAATGTGCTCAGGTATCATAGACACTCATCTTCAATGAACGTTTTAAGATCTCGTTCTAGCTCTTTGATTTCTCGTTTAAGAAACTCTATCTCTTCGTCTCGTGCGTGGTAGCCTGCGAGGAACCCGATACGCAACCCGTGTTCGTATGTTTCGCTGCCTGTCGTTTCATTGTTGACACACTCTTCTGCCAATTCTTCAGGTGTTTTTTTCTTGTTCATACTTTTCTTACCCACCCTTTGCCATCAATCCATTCTATATTAGCATCAGTGAACGTAGCGATCTCTTGTCGCATCTTCGCTGTTTTTTCATGAGCAAGCTGTGTCATGTACATCGCATACAAGTGTAGTGCTTGATCACTTGTGTCTGACATCTCTTGGGGTAGAAACTGATTGCTATTGTTTTGTTGATTTTGATACTTCGCCGAATAGTAGCCAGCCAGAAACATCTTCATTTCTAGTGCGTGCCGATCTTCTGCTGTGCAGATTGGATCTACAGGTTGCTGCAACTCAATAAACTGGTGTGCTAACTCTTCAGGTGTTTTTGTCTTGTTCATACTTTGTACCGTATACTGACTCCATCAGGGAATACTTCTGCATACTCAACATCTTCACACCGTGTTTGAAGGTATGTGCGGAGCTTTGCTACATTGTCTACACTCATTAGTTGGGTGGTGTTGAACGTGGTGATATTAGAACGACTCTCATCGCATGGATAAGTTCTGAGGTTGCGAATAAGATCACTGTGTCGTGCAATTCTAATGTCTGCAAGTAAGTGTGTTATTGGTATTTTTGCTTTGTTCATACTTTGTACCGTATTCTAACTACATCAGGCCATATGGCGACGTGCTCAATATCTTGGCATTGTGTTTCAAGATATATGCGGAGCTTTGTGACTATATCTACACTCATTACTTGAGTGTTAAATGCGATAATGTTACAGCGACCATCATCACATGGATAGGTTTTGACGTTGTAAACAATATCACGTTCTTGTGCAATCATAATGTCTGCAACCAGGTTGGTTAGTGATATTTTTGGTTTGTTCATATGGTAGCTATGTGCTTAATCATCTTCATTCTCACACTCTTGATCGAGTATTACACAAGGTATGTTTTTGCCAAAAAAGCCGTAAGTATCTTCTTCAATTCGATCAACAGATTTAATGTTTCCAGTTTGGTGATGTGAACGATAGAACACTTCAACATCTTCAGGTAGCGACTGTAACAATTTAATCAACTCTCTAACTTTCATAGCACCTACTTTTTAGGAAACGTAATTTTAACCAACCCATTTTCGATGAGCGCATCAATGATGTAGGCGAGAGTTTCGCCATTGTCGCCGTCACCACCCACTCGTAGTTGCAGTGCATCATCAAAGTGATCAAATGCCATATCAGCAATACGCCTCACTAGCTCTTCTGATTCTGGCTCATGGTCTACACCATCACTCCAACGATCATCAATGATGGGGGCTGGCATTTTTGGCTTATTCATAATTCTAGTATACTTCAAATATACTGAATTGTCAATCATCAAGTGATTCCAATCCAAGAACTTTTGCTGCCTCTGCACATAACTCTCGTCCACGGTCTTGTGTGGAGTCCGTTTCGTGTGTGGCTTCTGCATATATCTCCGCAATTCGGCGCCACGTGCAGCCAATGTCTCGCAGTGCTTTGATGAGCGTTGCTTCAAGACGTGTCATAAGTGTACTAAGATCGTGTTGTCGGTAATGTCTTGCACGAGTATGTTGTTGCGTTGAAAGTATGCTATCAGTCGCTCTTTCTGTGTGTTGTCTCTGTGTGCGTTGAGCTTGATATACACGGCGAGTTTGTTTGATTGTGGAATGTTGGCAGTGCTAGTCCAGTAGCCGTTCACTTCGACTCGATCAATGAGCTTCTGCTTCTCTGCATCTTTAAGGTGTTGTAGTATGATGTGTGACTCTGTTCTCATGTTGGATTGTGAAGTGGTGTGTAGGCTGCATGAAACACCGTCATTGTGTTTTCATCATTTGAAAGCCATGTTTGGTAGGCGTAGGCGTTCTCGATATACGATTTTAGTCGGAGCTTTTTCTCAAGCGGAATGTTTGTGTCAAAAAAGTATATCTTTGTCTCGCTCGATGTGAGTGTCTTGTATGTGATGAGCTTCTGCATCTGGGCTCGCTCAAGCTCTTCGGTGAGGGTTTGACAAATCATGAGTTGTTCTTGCCTATAATACGTCGAATGTAGCTTGGATTATACTCCAGTCCGTGCCATGTTTTGAGGTACACGCAAATCTGATTCCACGTTGCGCCGCGGTCTCTCTGCTCAAGAAGCTCATTGATTATTTTCTGATCGACATCGGTGCTTCCGAACTTTCGAGGTTTCTGTTGTTTTCGCAGTTTCTTTTGCGACAACACCTGGTCTCGGAGTTGCACGTTCTTGTGTGTTTGCATTTCTTCTATGCAATATGCAACACACTTTCGTATTAACTGACTCGATGATATGTCATACGTTTCTGCGATTGACTGTATGGCATCGTGTTCATCGGGCTGCAATCGTATTGATACTCGTGGCTGTTTACTCATACTTGTTGCTATGCTCATATAAGATTATATGGCGGAACCGATGGGACTTGAACCCACGACCTCTCCCGTGACAGGGGAGCGTTCTAACCACTGAACTACGATTCCATACGCTTGTGCAGAATATCATGAAAACTAAGATCATGTCAAAAAATGGTTTTCTGCATTATTTGTCGAGTGTGTCGTTAGGCTGCTGTAACCTTGCCATCTTTAGGATTCCAAAAGATGTAGGTTGTGTCGGCCGTCAATCGCAGGAACTCATACTTGTCTGGGTGTTTTTCTGCGATGAATTTGTCCATGCGCCTCTCGTTCCACGACGAATGAAACGGACCTTGTATGATAAAACAGAACTTATATTGGTCTGTTAATGTTTCAAGTCTCGCCCGTTGCTCTTTAGTCATGATTGCCAATCTCAAACGATATAGCTCGTGCGTGTTGACCACATGGACTTCTGTCTGTAATATCGAAACTGATTGACTTGTTCAAGTTATTACGCAATCGCTTCACAACATCCTCTGTCACACACATCTCAACCGTAGGGCCACTGTCGAGGAGAATGTCTATCTCTTGATCATGCTCGTTTTCATACTCAGTCACAACCTGCACGTCGATGATTGTACCACTAATTGTCTCTAATACCATGCTGTAGCTCCATTATGCTTTTGGGGTTGTCGGGGTTTCGTGATCTTCTGTCACACTCAAATCTTCGATGTCTTCCAGATTGCCGCCACGTCGAATGTAGTCTTTGCCACCATCGACAAATATCGACCCACACGAACAGAACTTAAAATCGTGTCGATATACACTTTCGATGATGTCGTTACACTTGCGACACCGAGCTTTGTTGCTCACCAATTTTGTGCTCACTCGCTTCTGTCTCCACTGTCAATTAAGAACTCAAGTTGACTTTCGAGCCCATGCAACTTGGCTTCAAGTGCCGCAAGCTCCGATAGGTTGATTACTGAAAGGCGCAAGAGGTTGTTGATTTCCTCCGTAAGCGCCTCAATCTGCGTTTGAATGGCAATTACACTTTTCGTCAT